ATCATCTGAATCCAACCTGAAGCTTTATAAACATATACTCCGTCGCTTCCGTCAGTTTGATAAACCATATACCCAATGGTCGGAGTTAATCCTGTTCTTGTTGCCTCAGTCATTTGTGTTAGTCCATTAAAAACGGAGCTAGATGTTATACCCGTTACTGATATCGTTCCTCCTGTTGAGTTAAATAAATTAAGTGTGGATGTTCCTGATGTATAAGTTCCCGCAGATATATAAAGACCTGTAACATTACCGATTGATATTGTTGAGCCAGTTGATTCTAAATCTAAAGTTAATGTGTTCGGATAATATGTTCCACCTGTAATTCCTGAACCTCCTCCTCCACCTGTCGCAAGTTTTTTCCAAACTGATGTTGACCTTGTTGCCCCACTTATTCCCTCAACTGTCTTTCCTGTCCAAGATGAAATGAAAGCAATGCCCTCAGGTGTATTACCTCTAACAATTGTTCCAAAAGTACTGATTGTTACACAATTTGTAGATGCCGTAGCAGAGGACCAAAGAGTGCTGTAGTTATTAATTGAAAATTGATAAATTTGGTCTGTCTCATATACATAAACCAACATACCCAATCTTCTTCTACCTGAAGATATATTATCAGAATTAAGAATTAAAGAATCAAATGAACTACCTCCACTTGATTTGGTGTAATTTACAGGTATCGTATTACCCGAATAATTAATCGGCCCATATTGGCCTGAAGGTATAGAATAATATAAGTCAGATACTTTATATACTTCCATATAACCACCAACACCATATACACTAAAATGAGTCCCAAAAGTAGAATAATTTGGAACATATGGTGTACCTATAGATGATATGGCAGTTATTGGATTCTTATACATACTCTATATTTAAATACTTAAAAAAGAACCTTTAAAATATATGTTTGTTAATGAATTATCTATTAAAAATTCGTTTGATGGGAAACATGTGTAAACCCTATATCCAGTATTTTCAAAATGAATTCCTGTGTAGTTAAAGGGTAACGAATATATATTTGGTTCCATAGTTACGTCAGTAAACCTATTAGGGTCTCCGTAACTAACTCCTATATTTTTTTGTATATAGTTTTCAGTATGGGCCGTAGGGACAAATAAAGTATACCATGCTTTGTTACTTATAGTACCTGAACTAACTATTAGTGTTTGTAAATTATTATCGTGAATTTTATTACCGATATCATCAAACCATTCTAAGTCAGAATTAACTATGTTACCATTAAATCCAGTTTTCAAAACAGTAAAATATCTGTCTAACCAAACAATTGGATTTAATCCAGGTGTTCTGTTTTTAGGATTCTTTACTACTACTGTTCCAATATTTAAATTATTAAAAAAGAAATCCATATACTTATTCATCTCAGTTTCAAAATTAACTTGGGTGGTTGACGGAAAAGTTCCGTTTGTAAATCCTGAAAAAGATAATCCAAATCCACCCATATAAGATGCTATGGAAGATGCTCCTGAATATGGTTCAATGAATAAAAATATACCCTTGATTCTAAAAGCTGTTGATGGTGTTGGTGTAATGGTTGGGGTTAGAGATGGCGTTATCGATGGTGTTGGACTAAATGATGGAGTTGGTGTTGGTGTTCGTGAAGAAGGTGTAATCGAAGGTGTAGGAGAAGGACTAGTTGTAATACTTGGTGTAACTGTCGGGGTCTGTGTTAAAGTTGGAGTTGGTGAAGGGGTTACGCAAGAAAAAGTATTTGTAATTTCGCAAGAAGTAGCATCAATAATTTTTATTATTATTAATGGACTATTATTAAAAATACTAGGTATAGGTACGCTTACTGGAGTCGTTGTAACTGCAGATAATGAAAGGACACAAGTTATTTGATTTATGTCACAAACATATATGTCATAAGGTGGTACACCAGTTAAAGTATTTATAGTAATTTGAGACATATTTTAAATTAACAAACAACATTATTTAATGATGCACATTTTATTATGTAATCTATAATAACTGTAAATTGTATAGTTTCACCTTTATAGTACTCAGTACCACTTTCTGATTTTGCAACAATGTCTATTGAATTTGTGTTTGGGTTGACTCTACAACTAACGATATTTGGTATGGTTAAAATAGAATTTTCAACTATTTGAGCAAAATATTCATTTGATGGTAAATCATCAAAACTCATAGTATAATAGAAAGGAAAGTTATAGTCTATTCCACCAATTGTGACTTCAAAAGATAAAGTTGCCGAACTCAATATACAATTATCTGAGTTTGTAACAAGTGAAGCATATCCCGTATAAAACATTTTTTGTAATGAGAATTGAGTTGCTAATTTGGAATTTTTGTTACCGTCACTGTATTTGAAACTATAATTTTTAGTCGGAAGGGGATTACACGAAACCTCGGTAACTCTTGATGATACGCATCCGTTTTGTCCTGAAACAACTAACGTATATGTACCAGCGGTCAATCCTGAGACAAAAATACCATCCTGACCATTAACATTACTTGACCAAGTCAGGGAAAATGGTCCCTCATCATTTTGAATCATTGCAGTTATTGTTCCCCCACTACCAGTACCACATCCTGTGGTGTAAAGATATATATTTAAATTTGGTGAGCTCTCAACATACGCAGGTTTTGTCACAACACAACCTAAATTATCTTGGACGTTTAAAGTGTATAGACTACCATTCAAAGTGTTAAATGTGTAAGTGGTTGCGGTTGTAAAAATTGAACTTGCCCCATTACTTAAAGAATAACTGTAAGTTTTACCTGTTGTAATATCATTTACTGTAACCTCAATACTACCATTAGGACTACCGCAGGTTGTTCCAACACTTGTATAAGTAAAATCAAATGATTCTCTTTCTATCTCAACATCTGTACTATAAACACACCCATTTAATGAATCAGTAATAATTATCGTATAAATTCCTTCGGATAACTGAGAGAATTGAGTAGCATTTAATGTGGTTGTTCTATTAATTGTAGTCACATTATTACCACTTAAAGTGTAAGTGTATGGACTAACTCCCCCCTGAAGACTAATACTAATACTTCCTGAGAACCCACAGGTTGCATTAACTTTAGATACAGACATGACTGAAAACCCACCGGGTGCAGTTAATTGACCATTAGTAGTGTATGAACATAAAGCGGAGTCTAAAACATTAAGAGTATAAAATCCGCTAGATAATCCAGTGAATGTGACCTGATTTGATAGTATTGTCTGAGTATCACCATTACTTAATGAATAAAAATAAGGTGATGACCCGCCACTCAAATAAAATGTCATTGACCCATCACTACTAAAACAAGAAGGCTGTACTGTTGTATATGAAATCAGAGACATTTGACCCGCATTTGCAACTGTTGCAGATTTTGTAGCATAACAACCAATGGAATCATATATTGTTACACCATAATTATCAGGAGTTAATCCTGTAACCATTGTTGTTGCACTAGTTTGTGGTACATTGGATGTCCAATAATAAGTATAGGGTCCGGTTCCAGTCTGTCCCGTCACAAATATTTTACCACTATTAAGAACACAATTTGAGCTAGGTGAGGCATAAAGTCCGAAATCTAACTGTGATGACTCCCCAACAAATACACTATTACTTATTCCGACACATCCTCCTAAATCAATACCAGTAGCGTAATAAAAACCTGGTTGTAGACTAGTAAAAGTGTAGGTAAATGTACTTGTAAAAGCACTTTGTATTAGTAGTTCCCCATTTCTATATAAATTAATGTACGTACCTAATCTGTTACTTGGTAAATTAACACCAATTACCCCATTATTATTTCCACATTTAGTGTTTGATAGGGTTGACATTGTAAGTGTACAAGAAGATGTTATTATTACGGAAGCGACTGTTGGAGTGGTTGGAAAATCGGGTTCATATATCAAAAATGAGTACGTTCCGGCAGTTAGTCCTGTAACTGTATAAGGTTGTGTTGTAACTGTTTGTGAGCTGAATGAAATTCCTGAGATTGGTGAAACCCATTCTATATATCCGACTTGGCTAGTTGCTCCTGTCCAGTAATAACTAAATGAACCTGACCCTGTATTATTACAATCCCCTATTGTATTATATCTTGCACTAATAATTCCCATATTTTTATAAACATCCCGGTATTACGTTTATGTAATCTAAATCAAACTGAACACTGTCTATTTGTTCACAGTCCTGAGACTCTAACAACATTACTCCAGTGGTCGAATCATAACTTATGAGTATTCCAATTGCCGATATCTCAGCACTTAAATAATTAATTCCCTGTGTAATAAAATCAGCCCATTGAGTTGAATTAATAACATTATTTGGGTACACATATACCTCAGGATTTTCATAAATGTAGTCATAAGTGACTCCTCCTTTTTGAACTTGTAAATTAAACCCATATTGTTGGCTCTGTATGAATACTTGTGCCCCTTGGCAATCAACCGAATTAATAATATCGCTTAACGCTATTTGAATTAAGTTTAAGCTATATTCAGCATCTATTGAAACGTCAGTTGTGTTACATTGGTTAGGTATTAGTCCTCCTCCAGCCTGTGGTCCAATTATTTCAGATACCACTGGTAAACATCCTCTCTGAGGTCTATAAATAAATTTTTGTCTATGAAATATAGAATTTTCAAATCTAGTACCAGTATTCCATATTGTGGTGGCCGGCACAAATTGTTCAACTAATCTAATCCAATAATCTCCAATACTATTAATATATTGCGTCATACCCGAATATGAGAAATTATTATTTTCAATTCCAGTATCTTGATACATTGTTAGATATTTCCAAAAGAGTGATTGTAGTGTTGGGTATCCACTTGTTTTACCATCTGTTGACTGTTGTCTATTTCTAACATTTATCATGTTAGACCAAAAGGTTGATTTAAACTCAAAAAAATCTTTGTATTGTGGTTTTGGGTTGATTACAGTCCAATCAGTACCTCCAGTGATTGGGTAGGGACTTGTTAGTCCAGTTAAAGGTATCGGATAATCAAATTGATTAGAGAGATACCAAACATCATATGAGAGAGCTTGACCAGGGTTTAAGAATAAATCAACGTTCTTGACATTCATCACTAATCTATCGTCACTAGTTTCATAGTAGGCATCAAAATTACCGTCAGCATTCTTTCTCAGTCCATCATTATCTTCAGTCCATGACTTTTTATTATCAACTGTTTTTAACAATTCATAACCAATACCCAAATAAGGAAAATTTCTAAACCTATCAAGATATTTTTCACCATAAGTAAATGGTTCAAGTGAAGTCTGAATATTTACACTATTACCTGTAAACACACTTGCACTTGTATTTATAATTTCAGGACTTCTGTGTTGAGTTGTAGATTCAAACCAACCTGCACCTTTTTGAAAATAAAAATCTCCGGTATCTTCTGGTGATTGCGGATACCCAAACTCATCTATTGGATAGTCATCCAAGGTAATAGAAACGTCAAGTGTTTGAGTTGAGGGGGTAAATGCGGTGTAAGGAGCACCATTAAATCTATATACATTTGTTGGGTCATATATTGGTAATTGGGGTGTAAAGGTTCCACCAGTTACTGTAAAATATAATTCATCAAATCTTGTGATTGATATTTTATTATCAACCAAGTATATATTTTCATTGAATTCTATAAGGGCTTCGGGAGCACCTATATTGTTTAAAAGAAACTCAATAGCTCTTCTAGTTCCTTTAGACTTAAAAAGATATGCAGAATTTAAAATTAAATTTCTATAGTATTGGAATTCTAACTCGTCAAGTGAGGGACTATTGGCTAGACCAGGGAAGTCACTATCATATGATTGATATAGGGTAGACAAAAACCCGTTAGATTGTATAGGCGAAATCGCCGTATTCCATCCTAAAGTTTCAGCAAAGTTAGTTAAGAGTACCGATGGTACATCATCTTTTACCGTATAATTTACGGATACCATATGTGATATGGAATCTATATATTTTTTACTTTCATCAAAACTCCTACCATATATCTTTAAAGTTTTAGCAACTTTACCATCTAAAGTATCAAACTCCTTGAAAGCGTCTGTTGTATAAAATCTTGAAATTAAATCAGTACTATACTCATCTAAATTTTGAGCAATTCCATCTAAGTCTTGAATATATTTGGTAAAAGAATTAGTTACGATGTCAATATTCCAACTACCATCTAACGGCCAAGTTAATGTCTTATTTACGTTTATTTGATTACCATCATTAGTCTCTATTTGAACTTTAAATGAAGCTGTGTAATTTGGGTAAGTAAAACGATTTAGTAGTAGTTCATCAACTTCATCTAATTCCAAGTTAAAAACTTGATTAACTATCGAATCATTTGGTCTTATAATTAGTGCATCTGACGACGAAATATTAAAACCGAAAATATTACCTTTTGCAACTATAGAAAGGGTTCCTGCACTAATACTTGTTGTTGGGACAATATCAATTATATTATAAGTGCCAGGATTTGAAGTAGTCCCTCCACTTTTTACAAATACAATATAATCCGAAAAATTTTCCGTCATATTACGGTATTTTGAAACCTCATAATCTAAAGAGCCCAAAAACTGAGTGGCCGTTGTAGTGAAATTAATACCAAATGGATTTCTTATTGTGCTAACATCAATATCAAAATACGTTAAATTCTCAAGAGAATCGTACACTATATTAGTGGCAGTTGTGCCTACAGTAGAATTTGGCTTTATATAGTTTACTTCTATAGCCGCGGGAAAGTGATTAATGATGTTTACAACTGATGACTGAAACCTTTTAGTTAAGGGTCCATAAGCTACAAAATTTAATATATTTGTTTGGTCAAAATTTGGATAAATCTTAAAATTAGTATTATTGATTTGTTGTGCTTGAGCAACATCCGAAATATTTAAATCATTTAATGTAATTAAAGATGAGAATGACCCTGTATCAAAATTTTTATTTAATTTTTCACCTATACCATTTGTAAATGTAAAATTGGAAAATGTAAGTCCTCCGCCCTGCACGTTTTGTAAACCTACAAGATTGTCTGCAAAAGTTCCCGTACCTGTCGGGGTTTGTGGGGGACATGCATATTTAGCCATTATTTGCTATAATGTTTTGAAAGTTTTTACCAAAATCAATATTAGAACCTCTATCTTGTCTAACCTCATAAAGAAGTTCATTGAAATTGTCTCTAATTTCGTAAAGGTTATATTGCTTGTAGATGTTATTATCTTTGTCGTATATAGTATATACTCCATCTTCAATAGACTTTGTTTGATTTCCGTAGAGAGCAATTGCTAGTGTTGAAGCATCATGCTCAACTATCTCAACTTCTAATACTGTGGGATTAAAAAAAGTATTTGTTATGACTATTCTTTGAGCGGGTGCCCCAATATATGGGGTCGCGTTTGGCTTATTTGAGGGTGAAGCCGATGGTGTAAGAGTACAAAAAACTAAATTAGTTACTCCATCAGAGTAACGATATCTAACAGATTTTTGTATAGTATTAGTTAAGTTTTGTGTAACTGGTTCACAATAAAATGATGATGTTATAATCCTAAAGAAATTTGGAATTTTAGTTCCGTCATCATTCAAATACTCAACTCTAAATCCAACTAATCCCTGATTAACAAATTTATTTGTAAACTCACTAGGAACATCCTGTAAGTTTATTATAATCCCTTTTGTATTAGGAGATGAAGATAATACCCCACAATCATTAATAACTGTCCTAATCTGAGCAGGTCTCAAATATAATGTATATATACCTAAAGCATTGAACTGGTCTGCGGGTAATCTCAAATTATATAATCCACCCAATAACTCATTTGTAGAACCATTACTTATAGTTGAGTTATTAAAATATGGTCTCAAAAATTGTAATGAGTCCAATTTTGTTAAGGTAAAATTTGTGGTTTCGTCTCTTGATGGAGTATAGTGAAGAATTATTTCAACATCTTCGGGGCTTACATCCGACGGTCTTATAGTTCCATAATTTCCTGTTGCCAATTTTTTATTATTTTAAAAATTTATATTATAATTCATTATAATTTCTCACATCAAAAAACCCATAACCATATTGTTCTAAAGAACCAGTGTTATTTACCTCACCAATTCTTCTAAAATTTTCAAGTGCCGAGTTCTTACCTCTTTCAATAAATACATATGATTGTATTTGTGGCTGGTCAATTACGTTCATTAAATATTCTTCTTTTGTTATAGTTGTTGCAGTTAAGTCATTTGATGTAAATCCTTTAGATTCTAAAATGAAAACAGTTCTACCATCAGGAAAATCTACATAATACATATCATTTACTGTATATGAAGTATAAATTGGGGATACTGAGAGTGTTGTACCAGTTGTTCCATCTTCTAAGTTTACAATATATGGGAATAACTTGTAAGGATTTGGCCCATAAGTTTTTAGGTCACTAAGTCTAGATTGTGTGTTACCTGTAATTAAAAATGGAACTGATACAAAATTTGAGCTAACTTGAGCCGACACAGTATTTCTTGAATCGAATGGGTAGATATAATCTTGCGATGTCGGTGTTCCTGACCATACTCCATTATTAGATATGAAATTAATAGAACCATATGGATTTGTTATTGGTACATTAGTAAAGGGTACTGTAATTTTTTTAGTAACCACAAATAATCCAAAATTACTAGACCCTGTTAATGATACTTCATATTCTGTATCAACAACCACATTATAGTCATGACAAATAGATTCGGGAGCAAAAACTGTAATTTCTTCAGAAGTCCCATCACCCCAAGAAATGATATAGGTAGAGTCTTTTAAATAATTTAATCTATTGTTAGATGTATTATAGATACAAAGTACACCATTATCGATTGGGTCTCCGCTAAATAAAAAATTAATTTCTTCATTAAGTTGCGATATGTATCCATCAAAAGGTGAATAATATCCCACATCTAAAAACGTATTTTTTAGTAGGATTGGTATGGATAAATCAATTAATTGTGATGTGTTTGGTTGTATAATTGTTAAGTTAACTCTCGTCCCATAAGGTATTGTTGAAGTTACATTGGACGGAGTTATGCTTAGAAGTACCGACTCTTTTGCCCCGAGTAATATGTCATTCTCTGAAGGTTCTATTAAACTAGGGGGTGTGTTATTTTTTACAAATTCTAAAGACTCACCTGAACTAGTTGTTAGTTTTATTATTGTCCCTGGAATTAAATATAAAAGAAAAGGTTTCCAATTATACCCCTCTAAATCAAAAGTGTTAATAAAAATTTGATTTAAATTTGGTCCTATCAAAGATAAAAAGTTACCTCCCAAAAATCCAGGAAATGAAGTTGCTGGATTTGTATTCCAATTTCCCAAGTTTGTAGTTCCTGCCGATAATATATAAGACATACCACTATAATACCCAAAACTAAAACCACTGTAATTTTCAGTTGTAATTTCTTTTTTTAGAACCTCGGGGGATATTTTTATTTTTCTTATTTCCATTATTCAGGATTTATAAATTCATACCATCTTATAGTTCTAGCTTCAATAAAGGTTGTTAGATTTAAGAATCTATAAGTATTATCTGTATAATTAAATGAAGTTTGATAATAAAATTTATTATTCGAAGGATTAAATGGACTTACAAGACCGGATTGTGGTTCAGTTATAAATTGGGTATATTTTCCATTACTACCATCGAAGAATTTTGCAGACATATACATCGTTGACAAGTTAAGTAAATCTTCATTTTCATACCAATAAATAAAATATCCTTCTTTAATTCCAGTGTGGTCCAAGATAAATCTAGGTATTAAAAGATTACTTTGAATTGTTTGTGGTGAGGTAAATTCACATTCACAGTCGGTATTTAATGGGATTAAAGAGTAGTCAGCATTTGAAAATGGGTCATTACCAAAAGTAACATCACTCAACACACTAATAGAATTTTCCCACGTACCAGATGTTCCGGGTAAAACACAGATTTCTTCCCCATCAAATATTGGTTCACCAACGGTGTCACCACAACAATTAGTATAATTAATAATACCAGGTTGTCCTGAAGACCCAACTCCAATAGCATAACTATTACAAAAATTAACTACCCTATAACTATTTTTTGTTGGTAGGATTATCGTTAAATAAATTTTTTGCGAATTACTGTCAGGTGAATCATATAAATCAAGTTTAAAAAATGATTTTGCAAACCTTTTAGAATAAAACCTAACGTCTCCGTCTGTAAACCTTTCCAAGTATGATAAATTATCATTAAAATAAAATTCATAATTTAATTCAGTGTCTCCGTTTGGGTCAGGTCCTAAAGAAAATCTTTGTAATTCATAATCAGGTGGTGTCCCTATAACTTTTTCAACTATTTTATCTATCTCTGTTGTTATAGTATCTCCACGGTCATAGATGTCCGTATTCATATCTAAAGGAAAAGTTATTTCCTTATCAGATGGTCTATTAAATATTTTAATTTTATTCACATTCATCTATCTCAGGTAAGCTAACATCTGAACCTGCACTAAACTGTACATTAGTTCCTTCGGGTATTAATCTAAAAACAAAATTTTCATATGGATAATGCCTTCCATTAAAAAATGGATAATCAACACCATTTCCGTCTGTATCCAAAAACCCATACGAATAAATATCTCTCCAATAAAGTGTGTTATCATTTTCTGAATAATATGAATACGATGGATATCCATCTGATGATTGAGGTGTACCTTCTTCAATATAATCAGAATAGTCTCTTATTTTCATTTTAAAGTGAGGAGTGTAATAATACCCTAGTGGATTATCTAAAGAAGTTGATATGTTAAAAACTTGTGGATTAAAAACTAGTTTATGATAGTAGTTTGAAATTTCATACTCTTTCTGTTCAAAATCATTCCATTCACATATAGGTCCATTAATTGTATCCCCCTCTGAATATGAGTTATTATAGTAAAAGTCTAATCCTGATTTGTTATAATAAGATGTTCCCAAATTCAAATTAGAATTAGTAAAATTCCTATTCCACCAAAAATTAGGTGTTGATGTTACATTTATTGACCATCCTTCTTTTAGTCCATTTCCTTGTGAGGTAGGGGGGTTGAAAAAACCAAAAAATCCTCGATTTATGACCGTAAAATAAATTTCAGAAATTGGTCTGTTTTGATTATCAGTTAAACCTGCTAAATTAATAGTCCTATTGAAAGAAAGATTATATGACTGAGAGTCTTCTTTAATTGAAATTCTTGATTCTTGATTAGGCGTAAGGTCTTTGGTTTGGAAGATTTTCGTAGTCCTGAATGCATTTTGGTCAAATCCTGAATTGGTTAATACTGTATCTCCCGAATTAGTTAAAAACCTATGTCTCCTAATGTAATATTTTGACATAGTTTCAGTTGGATTGTCAACATCCAAAATTCTTTTAAAGAGTCCTGTTGCCCCGGCGTAAAAAGACAAAGGGAATTCATAATACCCAATATCTAAAATGTTAAATACCTTTTTTTCAGAATCAAAAAAACCATTTCCTAAACTATAAACTTTATAAATTTGGTTAGTAATAACCTCATTACCAAGAGAATCGAATATTTTTACATAAGGTAAATAAACATATTCGCTAGCATTAAGGTTATGATTCATAGGACAAGTAAATTGCCATAGAATTCTATCACCTGTTGTTACTTTACTCATTTGATAGGGTAACCCATCTTTGATTTGCCAATTTATCACACCAGAAGAAAAATCATAAGATAAAAGTTTTTCACCATCATTTTCAAAAGGATAAGTTAGATGTATATACCAATTATAAAAAGTCACATCTTTCGCTTTCATTTCAACGTGAGCGCTACTACCCTCAGTATATCCTTGTGTATCATAATCAGTCCTTATAAAACAAAATTCTGTGTACTGAGGAAAACCTGGCCATTGTATGATTTGAGTATCATTTTGTAATTGTAATAATTTAGTTTCTAATACATTATAATATACTAAATTATTATTTATAGGGTCATAAGGTGTTGCGGGTGTTTGAGCCACACCATAATACGCATTTGAAAATAAAAACTGAAACTTACAAGATGGAACAAATAATGTTGATTTTTGTCTTTCTTTATCATAAACATCAGCCAAACTTATGGTTACCTGTCTTTGATATTCCTCCAGTTCTTTTTGTGTATTAGATAAGGGAACAGTAGTAGAGATACCTACTTCGGGTGAACCCTGGTATCTCTTACTACCCTTTATAAATGTAATACCGTCAAGATTAATCATATATCAAATTTGTGTCAACATATTTAGTTATAAATCTATCCATGGCACTTGCACCTTTTTTCAATCCAAAGTAGAACTGAAACGGAGCTCCGAAAGTATATCTACCAGTTGGGTTGGCAGGTTGGTCCTCTATTGGGGTATATGTAATTTCTCCAGTTGGTAGTGTGGAAGAACTATAGTTTATAATGAACCCTTTATATGTAAAAGTATAATTACCGTCAGGTTTGAAGTATTCGGATGAATCATTAAATCTATCAAGTTTTTGATATTCGTGAGCAAAATATCCATTTGGGAAGTTTGGGTTTGTCCCATTATCTGAATAAAAATCATTAGACTGATATCCAAAGATAGTGTTACCAAAGTCTGCCCCATGATATACATGCCACTGATAGAAAGGAACTACTTGAGTCTTAACGTTAGTTATTTCGTTAAATTCACTATCATTCACAGGAGTTTGAGCATTAGGATTCCAAATGGTTCTTCTTGGTGATATATAATCTCTATTTTGATTGTCACCACTAAAAAGTATACCAAAGAATGGTGAACATTTAACAACTGAGGAACTTTGTGGTGTGAATCTGAAAAATACTGCGTCGTTAGAATAAGTCGCCCCATTATATTCTCTAACACCAAACTCAGAATTTATTGATAGCATTTGACTATAATCACCATCAACAAGTCCAGGTAAAAACCCGTTAAAAAAGTCATCACCATTAGCCCATCTTTTATTTGAGAAGAATGCTGTAACTGAGGGGTCATTTGTACCCTCATTCCCGTTGTCATCGGGGAATGGGAAAAGTTGGGATATAAATGTTGTACTAACTAGTCTACTTAAAATAAACATATTCAACATTTCATCTATTTTACCAAATGAAGTTGATGGTACCTTCTGAACAATATACCCATCATAATCATCGGAATATGCTAGTTCTTGTATAAACTCAGCTTTAGGTCCCATGTCCAAAATTGTAGTTGGATATAATAAATTCCTAAGATTACCGTACTTATCATCTCCACCAGTATATCTTGGTCTTCCAATAAATTGTCCTCCTCCCCATGGGCTACTTCTATAATAGAAAGTATTTTGCGGATTATGTAAATAAACTACGTGATTACAATATCTTCTTACGGGTCTGTTTTGACTATCAAAAGTTGTAAAGTTTTGAAATGGAAAAGCGTATAGTGTACCATTTATCCAATTGTTTGAGAAAGTATGTGAGAACACTTCAAAACAAGCCGCAAACGTTACTTTAAGTCTTTGTATCCATTCTACTAATGAAAATATATCTGAATAATATTTTTTTGGTATACACTCTACACTTCCTCCTGGGTCACCAGGTATGTCTATTTTTGCTAAACTCTTTAAAGGATATGAAACAAAATTGTAACACCCTGTACCCCTATCAAACCACACATACTCTTTATTATTTTGTTCACTATAATTTTGTGGGTTGGCTAATCCCTGATTATATATAAAGGGATTACCGTCATCATCAACTCCATAACTATTTAAATCAACCGCATCAGAACAACTATTTAAAGAAGTTGCAACTGTGGCAATGGCACCTCCTGAACCGCCAGGTACTGTATCATAATCAACATCAGTACTTTGAGGTGTGGATATAAAGGACTCTCCAGTTGTTTCGAATTGATTACATCCAGTAATCTTAAAAATTGCAAATCCTTGAGCCTGATGTAATAAATATCCATTTCCGTTTCCGTCAGTTTGGAGTCCAGTTGAGCTTGGTAGTCTATCGGTTCTGAAAACCATATTTGTAGGGTTGGACATTTGTGTCGTCCTCATACTTTGCACATACCAAGTTTTCTTGAGATATTCTTCCTGATTTGGGTCATTACTTGGATTATATGTTGATAGGACATTAGGGTTTATCTCGGTGGTTGTAAATGCTGCGTAAACTGGTGACCAATATCCTGTAGCACCTGCATTCCACTTTCTATGGGTTTGTGACGCTCCATTACAACTTGGAGAACATTGACTACTTTCATCTTCTCCGTCTTGGAACTCATTTGCCCATCTTGATTCTTGATTATCAATTAACCCAGGGTCAGGATTTGAGTATACACAATTTGCCCGTCCATTCGATTCATATTTATCGGTTTCATTACCTAGCTCTCCCGCAAATGCCGAGCCTCCCTCAACATATTCTTCAGCCCAATATCCCGAAAGATTGTTTAGTTCCCAATTGTACTTATTACTATGGTAAACCTTATTAGTACGGAATAAAGTACGTCTAAATTTACAACATCCAGGGCATTCTCCAAAATCATCATTTTCATCACCATTCATTAGAGTACAATTGCATTCTCCCGCCCCCCAACATCCCGATTCGGTACCCATCTCAGAATTTACATCATTACCACAATTATAACTCAAAGTATTACCAGCAGGAGATGATAAATAAGATTTAGAACACGGATATCTAAATGAAGTGCCTAGAGAGTTATACCCGACTGACCCATCGACAATCTGTGGGGCCAATACTTGGGAAAACATATTCGAGTCAGTTGTGGTCACAAACCCGTCCCTACTTGCGTTTACCACACCGATAGCCGCTAAACTAGTTGCACCTATACCAACAGGGAAAAAGTCGGGTATTGTAAGTGTCCACGCATTAAAAGTCTGAGTAAGTTGCCACTTATAACCCGTATCAAATAGGTTGTATACCGCATTAGAATCTAAAGCTGAATAAAAAGTTGGCATTATGGTTTCATATGAGATATATTCATCTGGGTCGTACTCATAATAAAATCCAGGAAAAAATATATCTCCAAATGTATCACTATTTAGAGTTTCATTACTCAATACCTCATTATGTCTTGTTAACATTAAACCTCCTACGTTTTTGTCTGGGTCTGTTCCACCAGCTTGTATAGGTACATTTAATTTAAAGGAACCTGTTACAATCACATCAGTTGTTAGGTCTTCTCCCATACCGTTTGTTGGGGTTGTGTTATAGTCCGCAACTCCATATAGTCTTCTTAAATCATATCTTATTTGTACTCTGTCTGAATTAGGGTCAACTCCTCTAACTAAAAACATAACCTTATGATTTGTCCAACCTGACAAACTTCTAACAGGGTCTAAATTAGCCTTTTGATAGGTTGTGTGGCTTCTACAAGCAACACCACAGGCATTACATCCATTAGGATTTACCGCCAAAGTTTCATACATTTGGGTTGAATTTGTAAAAACCCTTCTGTGGTCATAACAACCGTCAGGGGAAATGAAGCCGCTACATGCCCTACCGTCGTTACTAGCTCCGGAACCTATTGAAGTTTTTCTGGCCCCGAAATTTCCCCTCAAAAATCTAAAAGGAAGTGAATATCTTTTATCCGCCTCCGCCCCCAATGGAGAACCATTGGAATTAAATCCATTATTAGGTTGTGATGGTGATTGAGGGGGGTGAAATGGATGAGTATTAGGTAATGCATTTGCTTCATTTGAAGAGATACGTGTTTTGTGCATAAAGTCTTCAAGTCTTTCAACTTTAATTACTTGAAAATATTCAATATCCGTTTTAAAACAAGGTTTGACCCTTCTTCTATCTTGGGTAGCCGCCACAGGATTTCCAAATGAATCCAAAACAATGTTAGGATTTGGTACTGTGTATATTGTTTCAATATAATCACCTAAACCATTTGTTCGACGATAATCAGGATTTGCACACCTAATGGTTATTTGATTTAAGTTAATATCCCTAACCATTGCCGTTTCATTATCTATGTTTGGGTCAAATGACCGTCCAGGGTCTTGAAATGTTAGTATATCTCCTTGACTATAATCAGCTAAAGGGTCCATTAGTAAAACTATAACATTATCATAGTGGTATTGGTCAGGTGCGGTATTAAGTGTAGGAGCAATTTGTACTTTAATTTGGTTCCAACCTACGTTACCAGGACTGACTCTTTGGTTGGTTCCGGCACCGCCAGTGCTAATAGAATCTGAAGTTATATTTATATTATCAAAAAACTTAGCTTTTGTATTAAAAAGATTAAGTTTTTCAGCCAGTGTTAGACTTGTTGAGAAAACATCAACGTTTGCATTTCCAATACTACCAATCGATATTGGTAGTTTCTTGTATTTTGGTTCTTCTGAGTTGTCTCCAGCAAGCATTATTTGTGTTCTTGGTAGGTAATCTGAGTTAGAAAGTTCCGCACCCCCGTAGGCACCAACTGCATAGTACAATTCACCCCATCTATATGTAGGAACTATTCCAAATTGTCCGGTTGGTGTTCCGTAGGCTTCCCAATAAAAACCACCTGGTCCAGGGATACCCACACCATAGTTCTCAGGGTCTCCCAAACTAGCTACGTTTGAGGCCTCAACAAAATCAATTTGAGTAATATTTGCCTGAAGAATAAATGCAGTTTCATTACCTGATAAATCCAAAGTATCAATTTTACAGTCACATCTTTCACATCCATCTTCAGTATAAAGAAACAATGGTACTTTCAAGTTTTTGAAAGGATTTGGGCAATCTTGACCTGGGTCAACTGGTTCACCACCACAACTAACCAAACCTGAAAAAGCTTTTTCAATACCTCTACAAATTTTATAAACTGCTAGTTGGATTTTATATATAATATAAACAATTAAACAGTACACAGGCCAAATGAAGGCAAGTACGTGTACCACAACTAATACAGGAATTAACACAAATTTTAATATCGTTAAAAGGAAACTAAACAATATGTAAAAAATGTCATATCTATAGTAAGTGTCATTAACGGGAAAAGGATTGTAATCTCCCTCACATTTAGACTCAGTAATATGTTTTACCTGAATACTTTTTTGTGGGAATATTCTATTGGAATATCTATCAAGTAATTGTGAAATCGTATAAACTTTATTGTATGTAAATTCATAGAATCTATCTTCACAGTTTATAGCCTCTTGAACCATTGTAGGGGTTCCGTAATCTTTCCAGTTTAAACTAAAAGCATAAGACGATTGAAGGGCATACTGTAATTCTGTATAGAATGTGAATCTAAAATTTCCGTCGACAGTTGGGTCCTCTAATGTATATTTTATTTCAACTACTGTACCGACAGGTAATTCAATGAAAGGTATTACCGTGAGATAATCAATATTTGGTACTCCATCAATTAAAACCTCATAAGAATCAATATTATAAAATCCATTAATTGTCATATAATACAATTCCCAATCATTTGGTGGTGTGGCGTAGTTTATTGTTTCTACAAATGGTCCTGACGACGGTGGTGTTGATGGTGGTGATTCCTTAGGTAAAGTATAGGTTCCTGTCGCTGTCACACCATTAAGTACAGGGTCTTGACCTGGTTCGTCTTCGTCACCTATCCATCCATATTCTTTAATGTTCGGTACCAAGAAATAACCTCTCTTACTTTGTTCAGTTAAAGAAGGTGATTGTTGCCATTTAATTTTAAAACGATATTTTCCTCTTGTAGGTACTCCAACTTTTCCATCGGGAGATATTCTTCTATCACCATTTTCATCCGTATACACATAGTCCAAATTCATTGGTAATTCAACAAGCCATGTTCCGTCAGCATCAATCAATCTACCGTCATTTTGCAATTTAAAATCTTCAAGTATTGGTCTACCAAAAGTATCTGTAAAAATTGTTTGTCTTAAAGTTTCTATTTGTCCTGGCCCTGTTACCATATCACAAAGCCATCCTTGTTTTGCAGGCACTCTACAAGTTCTTGGTAATTTCTTTCTTTCGTTTGTGGAAATCATCGAACCCATAAAAACTGATGTGGGTTGTAGTTCTATTTGGGACTCACTTGTTAGGTCAAAATCCACTCTTGTGATAAAGTGGTCACACACTCCCCTCTCACCATAAAATGGTGCGACTTGTACAATCTTTTTAAGTGTAACTATCTGAGGTAATTCACTATAGTTCTCAGAAAATTTAAATGTAGTTCCATTAACTTGTGACTCTGTCGCCCTACCCATTCGAATCAAATCTTGTGGTGTTAAAGAAAATTCACCAATATCCGATAAGTCAATTTGCATAAACAAATTATGCTGACCAATTGGTAAACCGAAAAGCATAAAGTCACCAGCGTCGTTTGTTTTTGCGGTAAACTTATAATACTTGTCGTATACTTGTACTACTGTAGGATTAGTTAATGCATCAATTCTATCAGGGAATGTTCCAACTGGTACGTGACCACTATGAGATTGTGTATAAGGTAATAAATTAAACTTGTACCCGTCTTCATTAAAGTCTTCAAAACTTTTATATGGGTATAATGTAGAAATTAAAGGATTTAACTCATCAACTTCATCTATTGGTATAAAAATTGCAACTCTAGCATTAACCAATCCAAAACCTCTGTTACAGAACACTCTACCACAAACAACTCCAAAATCAGCACAGTTTCTTGTGTAGATATCATTTGGATAAATTGATAACGACAATATATCCAAAGAGTCGAATTCTTGTTCTAAATTTACTTGTAATACTTGTTCGGCGCCTAACTGCGTTCTTATCCTATATGAATTTGGCATAACTATTTTTTGATAAATAGTTTATGCCAAATTTTATAAAAATAAATGATTAAGAGAAATTAACTGTAGATAAATTCTTAACTCTTATCTTAATATCCTTTTCAGGGTATCTAATTTGATAAATTTGACTTGGTTGAGCAAATATAGTATCGTCAATTAGTTCAATTTGTTTGGTTGCGGGGTCTAAGTATCTTTGTGAAGTTTCAGATGATGAGTACAATCCACCAACATTATTAATCACGGCAATATCGGATATTGAAATAACTCCGTTTTCAGATTGGATAATACTTCTTATTTCGGAAACATTCACGTTTTGTCCCATTTCTCTTCCGATTGGGTCCATATATTCAGATATCTTTGTAATTACATTTGATATGACGACGCCTTGGTTTTGTGAAGGATTTAATACTAATGAAATCTCAAACGTTAAGTCGATAACATCGGCAGTTTTTACAAAAACATAATCATTCATCATTCTATAATTTGACAAATAGTTGGCCAAATTATTTTTTAAAGTAGATGAAACATTATTTGTTAATTTACCTAAAGAATTATATGATAAAATATTAATAACAATTTTATTATCATCTTCAGTTATTGCAACTTTTGCAGGTGACCCAAATTGTGCTGGCATTTTTCTAATGATTGCTTCATAGTCATTGATAGTAACCGCTCTGTTTTGAGCTGAGAAGTTAAATGCCACATAATTCCTAACTTCTTCAGTTGTTGGGAAATTTGCTCCTCCGATTGCGGCGGTTGTGTTTAAACATGTGAGTGAATTAATAACACTTGTATTGGTTGTTGTTGATGGTCCGTTAACGTTAAAATTAACCGTACCAATAGTGTTAATCGCACCTACCCCTATATTTGATGCAAGTCCTCCTCCAATTCTATATTGAACAAATAAAGTTGTGTTTGGTTTTAGGACCGAACCTAAAGAAAAGTTATTTTGGAATTTTGCTAGGTTAAGTGGACTACCATTTCTTGCAAATTCTCTAAGAAGTTCATCTGTTGACGTATTTCCCCCGCCAAAAGTCATTTTAAAAAACCCTTGAGGTGTGAACTCGGTAATAAAACGTTCATTAGTTTGTAAATACCTTCCAACCTTTACCCCTGCAGTGTCTGAAGCCTTTGTTGGGTCCTCAATAAATATTCTGTCTTCAGCAAGTGCTTGAACTTCATACCATCTATTTGCTAATCCCAAAAATTCTTGGGCTGTTGGTATATTTGTATAAGAAGTTCCGTCTTTTAATAAAACACTAGTAACACCCAAAACATTTCTTTCAGGTAGAAATAACTCATAAAAAGGTCTAGATTCTGCATTAGTTATAGTTTTTCTATAAACTTTAGTTACACCATTAACAACAGGTTCTCTCTTTACAATTGTATAATTTATTAATTGTCCATTACCATTGTAATTAGGAATTACAAGTCTATTAACAAATCCATCATTACCAAAATCAGATGCAAAATCAATATCATAGGCAGTTTCAAATATTTGACCAGCCCCCAAAACTTGACTACCTCTTCTTATTATACCACAATATCTTAAATCTTCTTTATCTCCAAAAGCTGGTACATTTATAGAAAATTCAACCTCAGCCACCGATGGTCTTTGTCCAGGTATTTTTAATCCATAGGTTCTCGCAATATTAAAAACTGAAGACCTTTCTTGTGCATATTGTAAAACTGTTTCTTGTAAACTTCTATCTATGTGATAATGTAAGTTATCTGTAACCGCAGCATTCAAATCCATAAAGACACTAAAAATCGCAGCATCATTAAAATTTGCAATTAATTCAGGGTAATACGCTTTTGTAAAATTAACGAGTTCTTGTCTTATATTAACAAAATCTCTTGTTGTATATGAAATCTGTTTTGCCATTCTTTTATAAATTAATAATTATGAAATCAGATGAATTGAATACATTACTAGTTATAGTATAAGTAATTTTTACTTTAGCGGTGTATTCTAAATAATCCCTACCCGGTATTGAGAAGGTGTTAATTTCAGCGTTTCCCGAGTTAGTAACCTCGTCATCTGTGGCGGCGTACACTGCTATGTTATTTATTTGTAGATTTGGTATATATTTTTCCACAGAATCTCTAATTTCAGCCTCTATTTGATTAAATGTGGGACCATCAAGTGGTTCAAAAATATATTCATATAGACGAGTACCAAAGTCAGGTAAAAAATATCTTGCACCTTTTCTAGTTAATAATAAATGTATTAAACTACTTCTTATCTCTTGGTCCTCATAATCGGTAGTATCTAAGTACTTACCATCAAATGAATCTCTGAAAGGAAAAGTTACACCATATGTTTTACCATTTGCCATATCATATAAATACAAAGACAAGAAAAAATAAAATTATTTAATTTTTTTGATACCTATTAGAACAAGTTAAAAATAAAACTTTCTTAAATTTTTTAAGAATTTTTATTGTTTTTTCTATGTTTTCAAAATCAGCTTTTTCCATAATTACTTATCCATTCTTCTCCTTCCCAATATTCAACACCAGTTATTTCTAACTTATAGGGAAAATAGTCTTTATAGGATTCATATATATATAAATAATTTTTTCCTTGTGTTTTTCCATAATTACTTAATGATAATATTGAATCTTTCCCAAGTGAAAATTTAAGCATGTTTTGTATAAATGAGGTTTCCAATCCTAATAATGCGTTTTCAAATTCCCTAAATCTAGTATATGCAACAACCTCATTTTCAAATTTAACTTCCATTATTTTTAAATCATCAAAACTTGAGTTCTTATTGTAACTATCAAATAAATCAAAATTTTTTTCTTTAAAATAATTTGTAAAAAACAAATCTGCCTCAGTTTTTTTATCAATGTAATTAAAAATACTAATTTTTAATTGTGATAATATTTTTTTTCTTTTGTATGATAAAACTATTTTATCATTGTTTATTCGACAACTTTTAGATTGATACCAATAAAGTGGTGGTTGAAGGTTTGGTAAAAAACCAAGCTCTAAGAGTTCATATTCTTTTTCCCCTTCAGGAATTGCAAACGCCTCACAAAAAACTCTACCATTTTGAACATGACCGTGTAAGTGGTCAAATATTATTTTCATTTTTGTATTTTAAATCTAAGTTATCGTATTCTTCAGAACGTTCCTTATTCGATTCTCCAGCTTCTAAGTTAGTATGGTCATAGTTAAAAACATCAGTATCAGGAGTTACCCACCTTCCATTTCTTTCCGCAGTCCAAAGTGTGGTATTATATTTTCTATTTATAACAATATCTTGTTTAACAGTAAAAGATGGGTCGTGCATTATAAAACGATTGTTTGGTTGAATTGCAAAATTGCCATTATCCATTTGAATAAAATGACCACATTTATGCTGTGATGGGAATTCACTTAAACCAAAATCAGTATCACTCATATCGTTTGAACTTCCCCAATCTAATGTAAATAAATAACGTCCCGAATATTGAACCCTTCTTCTTGATGTAAACTTACAAGTTTTATTTTTTAAAATAGGAAATGCAGTTACTCCAACATGGTAAGTAAACGAATCCCATAATACTAATTCGTCTAATTCTTGTTCAGGAGCATCTTCTTTCCAACAAAAAGCATGTATTGGCATTCTCCACCACAATCCGCCATCTTCCATCATAAAATGGAATAATGGTGCTTGAGCAGGTATTGATGACATTCCAAAAATATAACAGGGGAATTTTTTATCAAAAGAATCTTCTTGATTTCTTAGAAAATTACCTCTTATATATGCTTCGACAATAGGTATTGGTGTGTTTAAATATGACATATAAAATAATAATTATGATGAACAACCAAAACAATCAAATTCACTATTCTCAGGTTTTGGGGGTAGGTTCATTGATGAATAATCAACCTTTGGTGGCTCTGGCGTTACATTTGGTTTTTTAACCTTTGATATGTCAACCGCCAAGTGTTTTGCCCCCGTTGAAATTGCCTTTGTTCTAACATAGTAACAAAGTGTCTTCAGTCCTCTTTCCCAACCATAGAAGTGTGATGATGAAATCTTTGACAGGCTTGGATTACCCATATAGATATTCATTGATTGAGATTGGTCAATGAAGGGAGCTCTGTCAGCAGCCATTTCAATCAACTCCTTCTGTGAGATTTCCCAAATTGTTTTGTATTTTGGGATAAGGTGTTCAATTCTTTTAACTTTCTTATTGTATTGTTTGTCCTCGGGGTCAAGGTAATTGTTAAAGTTAATACCTTGAACTGAACCTTCATTAAGAATGATTTCATTCTTTAGGTCTTCACCCCAAATACCAAGCTTCTCAAAGTCATTAATCAAATACTTGTTAACAATCATAATCTCACCACCAACAACTCTTCTATTAAAAATTGCTGAGTGAGCGGGTTCTGTCATTTCATATGAACCTGTAATCTTGGCTGATGACGCTACAGGCATTTGAGCGGTGAATAATGAGTTACAAACACCATAATCTTTAACTTCTTCTTTTAATGAGTTCCAATCCCATCTTCCTGATAACTCATCTTCCTTCAGACCCCACATATCAAATTGGAATACTCCTTCTGACATTGGTGAGCCGTTAAAGAAATCATATGGTTTATATTCTTCTGACTTACATAAACGACAACTTTCAGTGATTGCCGCAAAATAAATTGTTTCAAAAATATCTTTATTGAGTTTCTTTGCCTCTTCTGATGTGAAGATGTAGTCCATCAAATAGAATACATCGGCAAGACCTTGAGTTCCAATGGCAATTGCTCTTTGTTCACGACCACCCTTGTTTCCTTTCTCTGTTGAGTAGTTGTTAATGTCTACAACTTTGTTAAGGGCTCTTACAACTTTACGAGTTTCTTCATACAATAACTGGTGATTAAAGACTCCATCTTTAATAAAGTTCTTTAACACCATTGATGATAGTGTGCAAATCGCAGTTGTGTTTTCATCAGTATATTGGTAAATCTCATTACAAAGATTTGATTGTTTGATTACCCCAATGTTTTGATGATTTGTCTTTTTGTTTGCATTATCCTTCGAACAAAGATATGGAACACCAGTTTCAATCTGTGACTCGATTATCTTTGACCAAATTTCTTGAGCCTTGGTCTTTTTACCAATTCCAAGAGCAACTGCTTTGTTATAGTTCTCTTCATATTCTTCACCATAACATTCTTGGAGGGCTTTAATACCCGCTTTCTTAATATCATTTGGACAGAACAAATACCAATCTCCATTAGTCCTAACCGCATTCATAAAGTTATCAGGAATCCAAAGTGCAGTGAATAAGTCACGTGCTCTTAACTCTTCAGCCCCTGTATTCTTTTTAATTTCCAAAAGGTCAAAAATATCTTTATGCCAAGGTTCCAAGTAAATTGCTGCCGAACCTGGTCTGCGTCCTTGTTGGTTAAAAAATCTAAGTGATTCATTAACAATTTTCAAATACTTCAAAAGTCCTCCAGCGAATCCGCCTGATGATGTAATACGACTTTCTTTACTTCTGATATTTGACATAGAAAGACCAATACCCGCAGCGTCCGATGAATATGTTGAAATATCTCTCATAGTATTCAAAAGTCCTTCTCTTGAATCTGAATCATTAAAGTGAAGAACACAAGACGCAAGTTGTGGAACTTTTGTACCGGAATTAATCATAATTGGTGTTGCCGGTGAAATAAGTTGACTTGAGAGTGACTTATAGTATTCAACCGCTTGTTCAAATGATTTGGTTACCCATATTGCAACACGCATATACATATGTTGTGGTCTTTCAATTGTCTTACCACTTGGTAGTTTCAAAAGATACATCTCTTGTAACGACCTCCAAGCAAAGTAGTCAAAGTTATAATCATTATCGTGATTAATCACCTCATCAATGTTTGATGGACCGTAATTGTTAATCATATTGATAAACTCCTCACTAACAATTCTTTCTTTGTAAAGTTCCATCATAGTGTTTGAGAAACTTGGGTTTGTTTCTTTGTGGTATGCTGAAATTGCAACTGAGGATGCAAGTCTTGAATAGTCGTGATGACTACCAGTAAAAGCCGCGGCAATCTCGTAAATTAACTTATCAAGTTCCTTTGTAGTAATCTCACCTTCAGTTGGGACTGAGGTAATTACTTTAATAAAAATTTCATCAGAATTAATGTTTAAACCTTTGGCTGCTTTTTTAATTCTATTATATATTTTCTGTGGGTTGAAAGACGCATCTTCCCCACTACGTTTTTTAATTTTTAGTGACATCATAGTATTATAAAATAATCAATTAAAAGTCATCCGTAAAGGACAATGTTTCGTTCAACTTTGCCTTTTGATACTCAACAGTCCTTGACTCAAAGAAATTACCTTTTGTTTCAACTGCGATTTGTTCCATAAATTTAAATGGTTGCTCAACATTAAAATGTTTTTTACATCCAAATTTAACAAGAAGTCCGTCAACAACAAACTCAAGATATTGTTTCATAAGATTTGAGTTCATACCAATAAGTGATACTGGAAGTGATTCTGTAATAAACTCTTTTTCAATCTCAAGAGCCGACAACAAAATCTCTTTGATTCTCTTTTCACTTGGTTTGTTTTCGCAGTGATTGTTTACAAGATGAATTGCAAAGTCACAGTGAAGATTTTCATCTTTAAAGATAAGTGAATTTGCGTTACACAAACCTTGCATGATACCTCTTGACTTCATCCAAAAGATTGAACAGAATGAACCTGAGAAGAAAATTCCCTCCACAGCGGCAAATGCCACAAGTCTTTCTTGAAAGGATGCGTTTGTAATCCAATCAAGAGCCCACTTGGCTTTCTTTTGAACTGCCGGAAGTCTATCAATTGCGTGGAAACATTCATCTTTCTCATTTGGATTTGACACATATGTATCAATCAAAAGTGAATACATTAGACTATGGATATTCTCCATCGCTAGTTGCATTCCGTAAAAGAATTTTGCTTCGGGATATTGTACTTCTCGGTAGAAATTTTCAGCCAAGTTTTCGTTAACAATTCCATCTGATGCCGCAAAAAACGACAATACATTTTTAATAAAGTATTGTTCATTCTCTGATAGGTTCTCCCAATCACGAATGTCACCCGATAAATCCACCTCTTCTGCCGTCCAAAATGCGGCTTGGTGCATTTTATAATATTCCCATATGTCGTTGTGTTCAATTGGGAATATAACGAAACGATTTGGATTTTCTACCAATATTTTTTCCATAATAAATGCTATTGTTTTATAATAATTATACTGATTGTTGTTTCTTTCTGTCTAAAATTTCACGAATTCTATCTCTATTTTTTTGTTCTTTGTTTTCTTCAAAACCTAACATCGTCATAGAACTTTCTGTATCAATTACAAGTAGTTCATTATCAAATTTGCAGTTTTCAAAGATTACCCCGTCTTTACCGATACGTGATTTTGTGATGGCAATTGTTGCAAGTTTGAGTTCTTTCTGTTGTAATGTTTTAGCCACTGATATAATAACGTGACCTACTTGAGCTTTCTTGATAGAACCACCCATTTGGTCTGTAGTTACAACTTCAGATGAAATTGAACTTCTATTACCTTGTGTTGCCGTCCAACCTGCAATGTTTAATTCGTGACACATAGCCTCAAATGCTCTCATTACTGAACCCTCACTTTTCCATTCATCATCCATCATCTTCTCAGGTGTAACACAATCAATGTAGTCCAAGATAATAACATCAAGTTTAATTCCATCGGCAATCATCTTTCTTAGTTGATTCTTAATTTGACTCATAGTCAAAGTATCTGATGGAAGTTTTTTAAGAATAAGTCTGTTTTTCATCTTATCTTGAACTTCGGTTACTTTCTTCATAACCTCTTCTTTGTGGTCACCAAGAAGGTCAGGTGCTATTCCAGTCCAAAGGGTGAAGTGTTTTCTTTGGATAATCTTTGGGTTGTCCTCAAAGAATATCTGTAACACATTGAATCCCATATTGAAGGCGTGGTTTGCAATCTTTGTGGTCAAACTTGTCTTACCTACTCCTGTCGGTGCAAGTATTACTCCGATTTCGCCTTTTGCAAGACCGCCTTTCAATAGGTTATCAATACCTGGAATTCCCATTGGAATTGGATGTCGGTAATCTTCTTGGAGAACTTGGTCCAAGTTTTCAAAAACATCACCTGTATCTTTCTCTATGACACCCACTTGAAGAGCCTCTCTTACCATCTCTTCAAGGGTGTCATAGTTCTCAAACTCACCTCCGTCAATAATCTTTTGAGCCTTTCCCATCACCTTCTGAAGCTCTTGTTGCTTACAGAATTTGAGAGCCTTTTCTTGAACAAAAAGTGACCCTTCTTCGGATACATTTTTAATTTCATTAATTGTATCCAAAGTGATTTTTAACATCAGCTCTTGGGTAATCTCTGACTTGATAATTTGATGTAATGTGTCATAGGTGGGGGCACAATCAAACTTTTTGTAGTATTCTTTAATCATCTGTATGATGATTTTGTAATACTTGTTTTCAAAGTAATTTGCCTCAAGCACATCCAATATAGAGTGAGAAAAGTTCTTATCAATTATTATCTGATTGATAAGTTGTTGTTGGAAGGTACCTCCTAAGTAGTCAAAATTTTTGTCAGCCATTCTAGTCTTTTTTATTAAATATTATTAGACTAGTGAGTATCCCATCAAATCGTAAGTTAAATTTTTAGAAGAAAATACTTCGGTCAAATTAGACAAGACCCCTTTAAGATATGGGCGAATATCCACAGTATATCTCACTTTTGGGGGGTAAGGTTTAGCATCAAAAGTGTAGTGGTACATAATATTACCATTGTATTTTAGATACAAATTAAACACCTCAGGTCCATCTGTGAAAGACGTTTCAAGAACCTCGGGGTTTTCCATAATTTCATATTGGTTGTCAGACATATATGAAACACTCTTCATCTTTAGATGTTGTTTCATATTACCAACGAATCCGTCCAACAATTCCAAAAGCTCCACTGAATTTTTGGCTCTTGGGTTGTAGTCCTTCACGTTAAAATAACGTTGTACAATAAAGTTGTCATTCACAGTCATCAAAAACTCCAACTTTGTTAAATCTGCATTTTGCTCTTTCATAAAGAATTTTACTTTGTTTTTTTACTTTTTTCTTTTCTTGTTAACTTTAAAAATGGTGTGATAAAATATGTCCATGCGTCTTCCGTTTTTGGTAGAAACTTAAAAATCCCATCATCCACCATAAACTTGATTAGATTTTTATAACTCCTACCGTCTGTATCCAAGTTCTCTGAAAATATAAGTTTTACTTGTTCAATTGATTCTTCATTCAAAAGAGGGTTAGACAAGTCCACAATCTTCTCATTAATCTCATAATACTCTTTTTCAAATATACCTGATTTTGTCTTACCAGTCAAAATATTTTTTAAAGTTTGGTTATCTTTTTGTTCTTTCAACAATAGTTCAGCCTTTTCAAGAATTTCTTGGTAGGTAACTTTTCTTTCCAAAACTTCAGGAAAAAATTTAACGAGTGTCTTTTCTCCAAGAGATTGAATCCCTTGTATATTATCTGACTTATCACCCATCATAATCTTCAATGTTAGGACATTTTCGTGTGGAAATTCAAAATCATTAAACTTGATTTTGTCTCCATTTTCATATGTTGTTCTAAGTGAAGGTGAATAAAGTGAAACTTTTTCAGAGATGAGCTGAGTCAAATCTTTGTCAGAAGAGAATATTAGTTTCTTTTCATTCTCAGATATTCTGCAATACTCAGCCATAAGGTCATCAGCTTCAATTCCTTGGACTTCAATTTGTCGGACATACATTTCCTCCAAGTATTGTTTAACTCTGTTTTTTTGGTATAGATATGACAAATAAATCGGTTCTTCAAAAGATAGTTTTCTATTCTGTTTGTAACTTGGATATAAAATTTCTCTTTTTGACCTTGAGTCTTCTCCGTCCCAAAACACAATTACCTTATCAAAATTGTGCTCGTCAATAAATTTTCTAAGAGTATTAATAAAGTGAAAAAGACCCCCAATATGGTTTCCATTGTGGAAATAATCTTTCACGCCATGGAAACCAATTTTAAATAGGTTATTACCGTCAATAAGGAGAGTCTTTTTCACAGATACAAAGATAATTGATTACTCTTCGTTTTCAACTACTTCTTCAGATTCATCAAGAATAATTTCACCAGTTCCTGAAAGTATCGCATTCCAGTACTGAGAATATTCTTTTTTGTAATTTTCAAGTGCGTCTTTATCATCTGCAATGTATCCCTGTGGAGTTGCGATGATTTTTCCGTCTTTGTATCCAAGACCATTAATGTGGTTCTTTAGTACAGAGATTTTAGTACGGATAGCGTAAGATACAGTTCGTCCATTTTTGGTTGCTGTAATATGATTAATACCAGCATTTTTCTGATTACCAAATAGAAATACAAGTGCCGATGCCAGCCATAGTGCTTCTCCACCCTTTGCTTTGATAGTTGGTTGTCCAAATGGATTATCTGGAAGTTCCACCCAAGGTTGATTAACAACTATAAGTGTGTTAATGTATGGATAGTCTTCTTTACGCGACTTTGTAATACGAGCCTGAATTCCCATACCAATTTTATCAGCAAGTACCGAAGCATTGTGTTGTTTACCACCTTTACCATCAAATGTCATTTTGCAAGGAACTGAGCCAACTGAATCCCAAAGGAAACAAAGTGAATAAGGAATATTACCTTTTTCTTGTTCATCAAGTAATTCATTAATATAATCAGTTACTTGTTCAATGTAATCAAAGTTATCATTGAAGATGAACTGTCCGTCCCACTCTCCATCTGACATTTGTGCTTGTAATCCAAGTTCTACAGCGTGGTCCCAACTCCATTTTTTCTCCGTAATAATGAAAACGGGTAAATGTCCTTTCTTTTGAGCCGAAACCGCCGCTTTAATAAGCGCTGTGGTTTTGGAAGAATTTGAGTGCCCCAAGAACATATTGATGTTGCCCAAAGCAGGACCAGGTAAACCGCAACTGTTATGGAAAGCGTCACCGACTTCATAAAACTCAGTTTCCTTATATTTGGTTTTTGTGGAGTACTTGTCCTTAATTGCATCTAACGAAAATTCTTTTTTCTTTAATGCCATAATTAGTTGTATTTTACAATTTGTTGTAACGCTTCGCTTTTATCTTTCGCGTTTGCATATTTTTCAACCATTTTATCCATTTCTTCCAAGTGTTGTGGGTGTTCACCAATTCCAACTGGATTATTAAAATAGACCAAAAGAGTTGCTTCTGCCTCACTCATTTCGGAAGCATATTTGCTCATAAGAGCATCATAAAGTTTTTTTGAGATTTTTTCTTGAGTTGTCATTTTTTAAAGGTATTAAAAACCACCCCATATTTCAGGGGTAGTTTGATTAATATTTTTTTTTAAATTAGAAGGGTAGGTCACCGTCAGGTTCGTCTCCGGCTTGTGGGTCAGAAATTGTTCCACCCATAGTCATTTCGCCAGATTCGTCACCGTAAACATACTTACCAAGTTCAGAAGACCAACGTGGAGTTTCACCACGAGCAATTGCTTCCAAGTATTCTACAGGCTTTTTAGAATAAACATCTTTCCAAGTGAGTTCATCTTTAACCCAAGAATCCATAGTTTCTTTGTCTTCGTGAAGTGGAGCCGGGTCATCATACATAACAGTTTGGATAACTGTATACTCAATACCTTTTGGAGTCTTTGCCTTTGTAAGTTCCAAAATCAAGTCACGTCCTTTTTCAGGGTCAGTAATATCTCCTTTGGCTCTCCAAATCGGAATGATTTTGTCAAGAATACCTTCGTTCTTGTAGTTGTGCTTAAAACGCCAGAACTTTACTCCGTCCTCGGGTGCGTCTTTGTCAATAACTTTAACGATGTAGAATTTACGAGCTTTGTACTGTTTTGCAAGTTCTTTATCAGAAGCTTTGCCAGTCATCATAAGTTCGTCATGAATTTCGTTCAAAGGTGAACGCTCATTATCATTTTTACCTGGGTCATAGATTTTATTCCACTTTCCCGCAACTTGGACTTCGTGAAACCATACTTCCTTAAATGGTGATGAACCATCTGTTGTCGGAAGGACTCGGAGTCTCTTCTGTCCTGTTGATTTTCCTTGTGGGAGAATTGCCGCGAAGTACTTCTTCATTCGGTCTTCTTGTGAAATTTTACTTCCACCTGTGTTTGATTTCGCTTTTTCATACTGAGCGAGAACAGCATCTAAAGAATTTGTCGCCATAATATATAATTTAAGAGTTAATAAACAAAAGTAAGTGTGTCAGCCGTAAAAGTCAAATAAGGTCTACCAATTAATTTCTAATCGGTTTAAAATCATCTTCACCCGCATAGTTGTTAAAGGTCCCTTTAATTTCGTCAACAGAAAAATCTTCAACATCGTCGGTTGTTAGAACATACTCGTTTTTACCTGTTTTTTGCATATCTTGTTGTTTGTCAGAAAAAAAATCAGTAAGTTTTTGATTATATGGTCCCGAGTCCAAACTTCTAAGTTCGAGTTTTTCTTGATTTGTTTTTGGTCTATATTTTTCTATCTTAGATTCTAAATCATTTAATTTACTCATAACTTGGTCCATGTCAGATAATTTCTGTTCTAGGTTTGAGAGTTGTGAAAACAAATTGTTAAAATATTCTTCTTGTTTTGTTTCAATATTTTTTTGAGATTTTACTAAATCGGTAATTTCTAATTCTTCGGAGCCAGTTTCTTGTTCTCCTTCTTCCCCAACTTTTTCAACATCTGGGTCTGTGGAAACATCAATTGGTTCCGATGTGGGTGTTTCGGTTTCCGCACCAGGTTCAGGAGGAGTTGTCTCACCCGCAGGTGGTGGGGGAGGTACTACCTCTCCTTCAGGTGGTACCACTTCTTCGGGAGCTTGCTCAAATAAATAATTATTAATTTGATTATACCTGTTTAATTCTTCCAATATAGTTTTTGAAATTTCCATTTTCTTATCCATTTAAGAGTTGTTTAATACCTGTTTTGGTTTCAACATTAATTTTTTTATTTGACATATAAGTATTGTCCACTCTTTCAATTAGACCATCTTTCATTCTAACTGTGTAGCAATCTCCCGTATCCAAATCACAAACTTCTTTAAATCCGTTGCCGGCATCTTTTTCTGTAATTCTTGTTTTTTTACCAAGGTAGGTATCTAATAATTGTTTAACGTCCATAATGTTAGTTTATATATAAATATGTTGTTAATTAATTAAGTGCTAAGAAAGCAGTAATTGTTTTATAAGACTCAGCAACTTTAGTTTGTATTTTTTGTAATTCTGTTGGATTTGAATTTACAAAATTATCATAAAAATTATCAGTATTTTGAGTAATATCTAAAGGCACTTTTTCAATCCATGTTCTAGTAAATTCGGTAACGTAATCAGATTCGGTCATACCTGTTAACAGTTTGTCTGTAATTTTTTTGAAGGATGGGGAATATTTGTCGAAGCTGAAATTTATTGCGTTTTCTAAATTAGGGAAAGACGCTATTGACTCACTTGTACCAGGAGTTATATCCATACAAATATAAGTTTTATCAAAATAATTGTTTAGGTTACCTCCCCAAGTACTTGAATTATTTCCAATCGAAATTAATTGAGGGTTATTATTAAATACTTTGAAGGATTTCCCATCGTATGATTTAAGATAATACATTGAGTAAATCCAATAAGTTGCAAACACTGAATTTTTTTGTTCCACAATGGTTCTTATCTGTCTTCTCATTTGGTCAACAGAAACAGCAGCCTGTGTTGTAGTTACAGCACTATAACTTCTATAATATGGGATTGGGGTACAGGTTCTATTTGAGCTTGGTTCCGGAGAACTATTCAAACTATTAATAATTGTATTCTTCTTAGTAACATTATTTTCATCTTTTTGTTTTTCAGATTGTCTCTTACCATATAAATCACTTACAAGTGATGTCACAAAATTTTCTTTGATGACACTCAAAAGAGCGTTTCTTAGTGGTGGGGTATAAAGTTTTTGTCTTGTACCAACCATTTTAGTTGTAAAGTTACCTACGGTAATAATGTGTTCAACTTCAGTAATCAAATATGGTCCAGCAAAAAGTGGCACATTTCTTAAAACAAAATACATTGTGGGTTGAATCATCGCATTACCTAATGATGTAATTGTAGAACTATAACTTCTTGTTTTATAAATGTTATATAAACTTACACTTTGGGTGTATCCTTTAGTTCCCGAATTGAGATTTGCTATGTCGAATTCCATCTGTAAAGATTCGGCCGTTGGCTTACCTATATCTTGGGATACTTGGATGTCTTTAAATATATTTTGATTCTGAAGTCCGAAATCAACTTGGAATCCAACTACTTTATTAGAAAGAGCCCAATCATCTTTAATTTCTTTCAGTTTTGTATCCTCGATTAGTGGATTAGGATTTGGTTCTCCAAAATTCCAACTATCATCTTTAAAACCATTAAATTGGTTTGGATTGTTTAATTGCTCTGATGGGGTTTCAACATATTGACAAACTAATTTAGATTTGGAATCTTGGTAGTCGACTTCGCTAAATGTTCCAAACATTTTATCAGCAAAAGAAGATGGCGTATCCTGTTTAATTCTGGCCTCTCCAACTGTTTGTACATTATAAAAATTAATGTAGGCAGGCATTGAAAACATAATAAAATTATTAGTTTGAATGATTGACGAAACTATATTATACACACTCGCTTTAGGATTTGATTTTAAAAAGCTAGTCACTTTAAAAACATCAACTATTACTTTACTTCCAATGTCTCTATTTGCCCTATCTAAAAATAAAATGTCCTCAAATAATGTCTCACTTTCGTAATTATTTGCCGCAACCCATTTATCATTAACCGCCTTAAACATTTGATAATATTCAAGTTTACTTTGTACCCCCGTTGTTGAACTCTGATTTGTTGAGTTTGTGTTTTGTTGGGCATCAGGTAAACTTTTTTGTACCTTGGATATTACTCCTGTAAAAATCTCGTCTCTAAATACTAAAGTTCTATTTAAATATTCCTCGATATCTTGTGTAAAGTTATAACTTGGATTACCTATATTTTGAATTCTTTTGGAGGCGTAAATTTTAATTAAATCCGCAAAAACTATTATATTATCAACCGTAAAACCAATATTTAATTCAGTGAAAAATTCAAATATAAAATTAGGTTCAGTGTCAAGATTATAATCCAAATTTGTATACTGAAAATCTCCTACATTTAAATATAATGCAACCATTTCATTTGGATAATTAATTAACACGTCATTAAAAGTGGTAGAGTTACTAATTTGTGGAAGAGCATTTGGCGTATCTCCGTCATAATTATCAAAAATTAGATTACCACTATCTAACACAAATCTTTCAGATTCACTAGTTAAAGCTGCAAAAGTTTTAAAATTAAATTTAGTTGGATTGCCTCTTTCGAATATTGTGTTTAAATTAATATAATTGTTTACAATATTGTTAAAATTCAATTGTTGCTTTATTGAATATTTTTCTATTATTAGATTTGGTCCTGACTCAGTGAAATCAGCTTCGTTTATTTGTAATCCTTCTCTTAGTATTGTTTGAATATTAAAACCTTCAGTTGTTTGAGCCTGTGATTTACTAAAATCTAAAAACACTTGTTCAAACAAGTCAAGCTCATCTTTAGAGAAAGTAAACATACATTCTTCTGTAAAGGGCACACCGAAGTTGTTTACATATTGACCCACGTCATTGAAATTAAATTTAAATGGGGCACTATAATTTACATCTGTAAAATATTCTAATATTGAGTTAACACTATCTTGATTTGGGTAATATCCAAAATGGGTTCCTCCCCAAAATACTCTAGTTGACCCATTAAATACCTCATCGTTTCCATATATAGGTGTTACTAAATTACCATTTTCAAAACATTCATTAGTTACTTGAGTATATCGAGACCCAAATGATGGTGCGGAAAAGTAAAAATTACCACTTTGATTACCAGAATTAGGGACAAAACTTTTAAATAACAAACTTACGGTTCCATAATTTAAAGAAGTATTAGGATTACCAGAGTCATATCCAAGAGGTTTATTAATTTTAGAATCACTATTACTTAGCAATATCACAGAACCATCGTCTATTTTTTGTTGTATTTCTTCTTGTATTGTGCTAACACTTGTGTATAGTTCAAAATCATTGTAGAAATAAAAAAAATCGTTTAAAATTCTTGGATAAAACCCAACCATCATTGACTCAAGGGTTTCTCCTTGAGTATTAGTAAACGAATCGGTAAGTTTTATACTTATAGTACTTGAAGTTGAACTTGGGTCGGTTGAGCCTGAGAAGGTATATAATTTATTAGGGTTAAAGGTGAGTGGGTCATATTCAGCATTTCTATTAAGACTAAATGGCGTTAAACAAGAGGCGAGCATATCTGAACCATCTATTCTAACACTCTTATATCTATTCCATAAAGAACCAATTTTCGCAATCCATAATTTAGGTAAAGCATGTATACCACCATACTTAGACAACGTAGGCCCAATGTAATCATTCTTTGACCCGTCTGAATTTCTATAAGGTTCACTTAATGTTGATAAAGGTAAACTATTAAGGAAAAGAAATGAGGCTTGTGTATATGGGTACTCAGAACCTGACTTATAATTTATTACTCCATTTTGTATTGCCTTTACAAACATTGGGGTGTTTAGCATTGAGGAGGTATAGTTTAGGTCTTTAAGTCTGTCTTGTGATGTGATAATTCCTTCAGTGTATGAAAATTCTTTGTCATAATTATAAATTCTTTGGCTGTAAAAATCAGCCATGTTTGTTTTTACTGATTCATAATTAATTGGATTGTTTGTATTAACAAAAAACTGAAAGGGTCTATTTTGTGTAATATCTCCTTTATTTTCAAGAGCATATAGTCCTCGATAATTTATTATTTTTTTAGTGCTTGGGTCAAAGATTAATGATTTATCAGTACTTAAAACAACCGAAGGTAAATTATTTTGATTACCTTCAAACAAATACTGTAAATTGTAGTTCTTATCGATAAATGGAAAACAATCTGTAAACTCAATTTCATTTTTATCGGGTTTATTTAAATATTTTTCCATACTTTCTTCAATATCCGACCCATTTGGGTCCGTTACAATTTGAGCCTCCGCTATCGGCAATTCTACATCTTTAAGTCTACTAGGGTTTAACAATTCAGATGAAAGGTAGTCGGTATTGTAGTTTGCTCTTATTAGATTTTGCCAAAAAGTACCCTGTCCCCCAATTGAGGCATTTTTCAAAACTTGATTTAGGTAATTTTCAGGAGTGAGAGTTTCTCCTTCAGGTAATCCGAAATTACTCTTAAATTGATTTATTAGCTCCGGGTCGTCAAATCCTATTCCATTTATAATATTTGTTGCTTCGTAAGCTTGTAATAAATTTAGAATAGTTGAATACCTATTGTTCCTAACAAACCCTTGATATTGAGCAATTGCTTGTATTCTTTCCCAAACTTCATATATAAATTTTATGTCTTGTAGAACTGAGTACGATTGATTACTAAGAATGTCAAAACCTGAAATAAGTAATCTATTAATTGATGTTTCATCATTGTTAGAGTCGAATGTTTGTATGGGTGTTTGGGTTCTTTGATTGTACCCTTTAACAAATTCCTCAACAAACTCGACCTCAGGCCAAGCAATATAATCATCACCTTTAGTACGGTCTACGGATTCAGGGTCTCCAGGATATTTTAATTCATATTTAATTTCACCATCTTCTGTTGTAATTTCCTCAGCATATTGAGGCCATGGGAAAACAAAACCTTCAGAGTAGTCAGATTGATTAACAGCCGCAATCTTACTTGGGTTTTTACCATTTTTGAAAGCATCCGTATGAGTTTTTTCCATTAACCTTAAAAAAGCATCAGTAGATGCCATAATAACTCCGATTATGTTTCTTATAGTTGGTTCAAACCCTATACCTTTTTTTGAACTTAAAAGTAGATTAATTTCTGAAGTTAGTTTTTTTTCTAGCTTTGTTTTTTTATCGTTTAATATTTTTTCAATATCACTTATTTCTGTATCAAAATACCCATCTCCGTCAAATCTGAAAAAAAATGGAACAGATATAGGTATTACATTATTTAAACTTCTTCTCTGAAGGTCATTGGCAATGGCGGTTCTTAACTCATTTAATTCACCTGTAATTGTTGACTCAGAAGTATTTCTTTGTTTGGCACTTTCTCCAATATCTATTTGATATGAAATGTTGTCGGGATAGATTTTAACGTTCTCACTATCAATATTTACGGAAATTCTATTTTCGCCTTCACCAACATTTTTACCAAAGGTTGGAACTTTTGCAAGTTCGTCATTGAAGGTGTCGATAATTGTTTGTAACTCAATTATTGCGTTATCGTATTGGGAATCTTTAATAATTTGTTGTGAGTATGTATATACATTGTACGTTTTCCCGTTTTCTTTAACAACATAATAATTTAAATTATTCAGATATTTGTTTTTCCAAGAATTTTTTGTTTCAGTTATAATTTTTTTTCTATATTCACTTAATAACTCTTGAAATTGTTTAGCGTCGGATAATGAGCTTAGGGAAACACTTCCAAAATTAGATAAGACATTCTTTTCAAAATTTTCTAATTTAACTATTAATTGTTGTACAGTTAGTTCTGGAAATTTCTCATCAATCAATTTTTTTTTCTTGTATATTTCGTATACTTTTTTTATCTCCTCATATCCCTTGTGGATTATTGTTGAATTAATCCTTGTTTCGGAGCCATTAATTTGGTCGGCAGTATTTTGTGTTGTTGATGTCGGTTCAGTTTGTACATTTTCATTAACCTGTTGTGTATACATTGTAGGTAAAGCCAACAAATATGCTTGTTGTACATCAGTTAACACATTGTATTTGTATCCTAAGAAATCTAATGTTACTTGGAAATTTCCGCTGCTTTGTTGGAATGAGGCTTGGAATTTTTGTAGAATTATTGGGTACCTTACCGCTTTACCATAATATCCTTTTAAAGTAAGATAAAATGTGGGATATGGTAAATTAAAAAAAACAGAGTATACAGAATTATTACCCTTTTCAAACAAAGCTCGACCTCTAACGTCTTCTAATGTGACAGAAATTGTTGGTATAAAACTTGCCCCACATTTATAAGTTATATTTGTAATACCTAATAATTCATTATTAATAATAGAATCATTATTAGTTTGGCTTGATAAAAGGGTCCAATCTGTAGATAAGTAATCTTTGTTTCCAGGTTTTAAAAAATTTACCGATGCAATTGGTATTGTTTCTAAAGTTTGTTTGTCTTTACCTACTAACAATCGACTTCTTTCTTGTAAATCACATTCAAGATTCGCATACATCACTAATTCATCGTGATTTACAAATCTTTCCTCTGTGCCTCCATCGTCATTTTGAAGCCAATTTGGGTCAATTAATGCAATATTAGCAAACTCATTTATTTTAATTTTTTTATCTGCCATAATAATAGAAATAGGTATCTAACCCAGCCTTATAATCTAAAATAGATGATAATAAAGGAAATGGTATTTTTAAAGTGGCATTATCAGGTATGTTTACTTCAGACCCACTATACTCAGGATTTGCTTGTAAAATTAACCAACCAAAATAAGGTGAACCATAATAAGTTTGTGAAACTTTATCTAATCTAGATAAACCAACACGATATATATAAATTTTATCTGTACTTTTTGCAGGTATTCTTACATACGGTACTATTGTTTGTACCCCATTAACAATTAAATTGTCATATCTATTAAAATATTGATTTGCCATTTTTATCCGTCAAATTGTTTTTTACCGTTAAATGTTGCAGGGTCATCATCATAATTTACATTTGATGTCACATCCTTAAATTGTGATGTTAAATCTATGGGCCCTGGTGCGGTTGAAAAATTCATGTTTCTAGTTTTTTGAGTTACACTAACTCCGTTTGATTGGGGGTTAAAGTTTTGGAACTCTGCAAACGTCGGGTTATTTTTAAACTCCTGTAAAAACTCATCTTCAGCTGACTTTTCATTTGTAAAAAACGGAACCCAAAAATTAGAAATAACCCTATCAACTTCAGATAAAGCAACCTCTGTTTCATCAGGTATTACATTTTTAACTAAGTCCTGTCTGAAAGTTTCTTTTTTTGTTTCATCCAAGATTATTGTTGAGAATATTGTATACACATATGCGTCCCCGAATTCATTAGAGAATGTCATCGGGGTATACGTTGTAGTCATTCCCGAGGTATATTGAATATTAAAAATAATTTTATTTAAAGAATATGTGTGGAAGTTACTAACCGCTGACATTACTGTATAGTAATCAGTTTTAAACGTATCTAAAGTATTTTCACCACCTTCTGTTTGTCCAGTTAAATTATAAATTTTTGGGTTACCGTCATTTAATATTTTACCGTCACCACTAAATGAAACAAAATCCATCTTTTGCATGTATTTGGTCATATTAAGTTGGGTGTTAGATAAGTTATTAACAGCAGTTGTAACAGAATTAAAATTATTTAAAAGTGTCTTATTAATAGTGTCAATATAATTTGATTTTATTTTATTTCTACTAAAGTTTGATAGGGTTTGTGAATTAACCTGTTCAATGCCATACATAAGTCTATCACTATCCGAATCAATTAAATCAACCAGTAACTCTCCGACTCTATCTAGTGGTCCTTGCCATGTAACTTGTTTACCTAAAATTGTTACTTGTTGTCCAGGACTTGAGCTTTCAAAATTGTTAAAATATCCTATTTTATATGACGTAGTATTGTTAATTTGTGCCCATACTCCTAAATTATATTCTTTAACAAAACTTTCATAACCGTTTGTAACACCATTAAAATATTCTTTAACTATATCAACAAAAGAATTGAAGAATTTTTGATACTGTAAAACACCAGTTTGGACTCCATTTTCAGATGGTGTTGAGTTTATAATTTCCCCAAATGTTGTTCCAGCATTATTTTCAGCACTATTTACATTATTTATTTTTGGTAAAGGTTCTTCGTTTCTTATCGACTCAATTAATGCGTTATCAACTACTGTAGTATCTTCTGTAGCAACAGCCCTTTCATCGTACATTTCAGTATTTGCATAGTAATTAAAAGATAGTGCGTTTTGTAATCTCGCAACTGGTTCCGTTAATCCATGTCCTCCTATCATTTCAAATGACAATGATATATTTGCAATCATCGGTTGAAATCCTATACCTTCTGGATTCATGTCCCAAATTGGTTCGTACCCGATTGATAAATCTTTAGGAACTATCTTTGTGTGATAAAAATCGCCTATTCTCAAAACCAAAATAGGAGGTGTTCCAAAATTTGTGTTAAATGAACTACTTTCAAATGAGTTAGACCCATCTTCTCTTTTAACAGGAATTGTCCTACCTGGTCTTACACACTGATTTAAGAAAACTAATCTTGAATTTAGACCTTCGGGTGTCATGGAATGAAATGCCGGATTAAAGTGTTTAAACTTACTTTTAATTCCATCATATATAAAAGGGTCAGAACTTTTTATCGCTTCAAAATAATCTTGTTCCGTTAATAATTTTCTTAAAATTCTCTTACTCACTCCTTGTCTTTTAGTCTGAATATCACCTGGAGTATTGACTTTATTACCAAACAAAGTATCCTGATTTGGGGTACTATTTGTGTTGTCAGTACTATCTGGTGGTGTTTCGTTAACGGGTGTTAACAAAACACTTTTAATGTTTATTGCTCTGCAAGCTGCGGCATTAAAAGTATAATCAAGTTTAGCCAGTTCTTCTGAGGATAATGGGATTGATGTACAATTGTAGGGTTCACTAGTCCCATCAAGAAGTTTTAAGGCATTTGAAGTTAGTACGGTTCCATCGGTCTTAATTAAAAATCTCTTCTCTCCATTTTGAGTTTTAACGTCTGATATTTTTTTTCCGTTAACAAGGATATAATCATAGAAAAATTTTTCAATTGATGGTATCCATGTATCTTGATTTTCTGGTGAGCCCAAAATTTGGACCTCCGACAGTGTCAATTCAACTATTTCGGTACCGTCTTCAAGTACCTTACTAATTGATGCCCTCAACCTTTCCATTGCTGAAAATGATTCAGAAATATAACTATTAAAAAATATGTCTAATGGGGGTTGGGTAGGAAAACTAGCATCTATATATTCATCTTGATTAAAAATATATTCATCATATATTGTTTCATAATCCGGGTCAACTGGAGAAGGTGTTGTTAGTTTAATCGGGAATAAAAAAGACCAATTTGTGAAATCTTCTTCAAGTTGTGTTTGTGAATTACTTATAGCATTATAATCCGACTGTTGTGGTGTCGCTTGTTTTTTCTCTTCCTCTGTTGTTTGGTTACTACCCAATATTTCTTGATACAATTGGTCTATTGTACCCATATCTAAAGTATTAAATTTTCTTGCAAGTTCGTAAATATCATACTTTTTAAGACCGGCATGGAAAGAAGCCATAACTTGATTAACTAAATTACTATCTGCCCTCTCAAGTTCTCTTTTAACTAAAATATCAGACACTGATGAGTGGTCGACTATAATTTGGAATTTTAAAGTTGCCCCTCTTGTTGTATTTTCATATGTGTATATTGGTTCAGGTCTTCCTAAAAAACTAGTAGGATTAAACCTAGCGGTACTACTTTCACCATCTACAGATAAATTATATGGTGGAAACCACATAATTCTACCTCCGTTTGGTCCTTTTTCGCATGGTGCCAAATCATTGTATTCATCACTTCCAACCCAAGCCAAGTTCTCAAGTGACAACATATATTTTTTTACTTTACCATCTTTTATAGACGTTGAGTCTGTACCAACAGTTGGATTTATATTTAAATTATAGGTTGAGTCTAAAATTGAGTTGGTGAACTTTCTTATATTTCCGTTTGTTTCAAGTCCGCTGTCATTGGCGACTGTTTGTTGTAAATTATTATAACTAAAGTAAGGAACATCTTTTGTAAAAACTCTCCCGTATTCTTCACCAACCTCTACACCGTTTTTGTTAACATACTTTCTAACTCTCGAACCTTTGGTCATTTCTTTATATCCATCACTGAATACTTTAGAAACTTGATTTATTGCGTTACCTGCCGAGGTTAATCTATTTTTTGCATCTTTAGGTGTGTTTTCTACAATTTCTTGAGTTCTTTGTAATAAAGAACCTTGTTTAAGTCTATCTTTAAAATTACTTGAAGCCGACTTTGCAAATTTGTCTTGTATACTTGTAAAGTTTGGGTTAGCACCAAATTGATTACCGTCAGGACCTGCATATTTGCCAGCCTTGCTATATGTTGAAGATTGGGTCCACGTAAACCCTCCTGTTGGGTCATTGTCGTCGGTATAAGCTAAACTTTTTAAACCAAAATTTAAATTATCTATTTCAGTTCCTTCATATGTTTTACCAATAACATCAACATTCAAAGGAGATGATAGAAGTGAAATATCGTCGGTAGTACTAGGAATGTAAAAATTACCTAAAGAATTACTCTTATCAAAAATTTGGTCAATTACAAGACCTACTTGAGTTGTATTTTGTTCATAATTAGGTCTGTACTTGTTATAATTGATATTGGAGAATAAAACACTTTTTTGACCTGAACCAGTGTTATTTAAGAATTTGATAGATGGATTGGTTGGGGTTGCGGGTTTTACTACCTTATTATAAAGATTTCTAAAAAATCCCGGATTTGTTGTTAACGCCACCTCATTTGCTGGGTCCGAGAAGTAATCACCCTCAATAGGTGATGTTGGTATATAAGTCCCTGAAAATTTTTGTAATAAAAAAGAAGCTTGGTCAACAACTCCGTCAGGTACAGTAATTGCATAATTCTTAGCAACAAAAGATTCTTTACCTGAAACAAGTAATGACAGACTAAACGGGTCACTAAATGCTTGTAAGTTAAGTCTCCCTATTGAATTTTTTTCTACTTCCCTTTCTATTCTTTCTCTAAAGGATTGGGCTAAGAACCCTGCGGATAATTGCTTTAAATAAGAGTCTTCGGACAATCCCGCACCTCCAGTAGAAACGTCTAATAAACTTATTACTGACCCTTGTAACGGATTAAAAGGCCCCGGGTCAGATATTGTGAAATTTGGATACCCTCCTGATTTAGGTTGATTTTTTGGTAAAATATTATCAGTAGCAATGTATGAATCAATATACCCACCTTCAGGTGTAAATTTATTAATTACCGCATTTGCATCAATAAAAAATTCACTAAGTAGTTCAAGTTCTGCAAAAGAAGGTCCGTATTCACCTTTAAGTTCAGATTTTCCAAATAAAACACTACCAAGTCCTGCTTGCTGCATGGAAACAGCTCCGTTATTTTGTCCAACAACTTCAGCGGCATCAATTACTTGAGCGGCCCCGTAAGTGTTTGGAATCATCTCTTCAATTGCCTCATCAAATACCCCTTGAGATAGATTTGGTAAATCTGTTGGGGTTAGGTCGATTAAAGTTGTCACATAAGGTTTAGTGTCCCCTTGATAAGAAAATCCCCCATCTATTTTATATGGCGTTAAATTTTTAGCAATAAGTGAGTCCCTAAATTGTGCAGAACCCTGAAAACTTAAAATATTCTGACTCGCCATCTATACTGTTTTAATAATAAATAGATAGATAACTATTTTATGAAAGATTAGACGTTAACACCAACCCCAGTGTTTACGTTGGATTGTACTCCTGAGGGTCTGGCTGGTGAAGTGTTATTTATACCGTAGCTAGCCATTCCACCAAAAAGTTTATTTCCAAAATCTTGAATATATGGAGTGCTTTTGAATTTATTTTCGAATTCTGAAAGTGCGTCTTTTGACAACCTGTCAGCACCCTCAAATTTTATTACGGTTTCAAATCTTAATGGTTTTCCACCATCCACAGTTAATGATGAATTAAAGTTTGTATTAAAATTACCTGAAGAAAACAACTCGGATTTATTATTTTCCATAACTCTATTAAGTAAATCATTTTCTTTTTTTGGTTGGTATACAGCTGTAAGTGGTTGATTTTGGGGTGTTTGATATTCTTTAGAAGAAAAAAGTTCCGTGTATTTTTCTCTATCTCTTAGTAATTCATTTTTTTCTGATAGAAATCTTAATTCGTTGTTTTTTTCAAATGAATTTATTGTGTTATTTCCTACTTCCCCTTTAAATGAATCAATATTTTTATATTGTATTTGAGAGTTTGGAAATAATGTATTACTTTCAAATTTTGTACCTCCATAATTATTAATCGCATAATCTTTAAAATTTTGGTCAAATTTTAAAAAATTATCACTTGCGTTTGACACAGCATCCCCAAATTTTGTAAATTGCGATTCTACTTTAGTTGGGCTATACATACGATTATCACTTGCGTTTAACACAGCATCCCCAAATTTTGTAAATTGCGATTCTACTTTAGTTGGGCTATACATACGATTATCAAAAGCGGTTGTGCTGTTTTCCACACCTCCTATAACATCACCAACCTGTCCAACAGTAGGTCCTTGGTTAAATGTATTAGTAGTTGTATTCGTATTTTGATTCATGTTCGTCACATAACTTGTTAAATTTTCTGATGTTTCATAGAAATTTTGTATTGCAGTTGTTAAACTCTGAGCATAATCATTCATGACTGTAGAATTTGTAACCATCGCAACCGTCTCGGTCATGAAGCCATCTGTGGCGGTTTTAAGAGTTTCTGAACTCATTAAAAGATTATTTGTTGCTGTTGTTAAATTATCAATATCGGTATTTAAATTTGATATTCCAACGCCTAAATCGGCGGTTTGTTGGTTTAGGTTTTGTATACTTGTATTGGTTTGTGTATTCAAATTTTGACTAAACAAATTTTGAGACTGATTTAAATTTTGAATATTTGTATTACTTTGTGTATTTTGATTTGTTGAGTTCTGACTGAATAAATTTTGAACTTGATTCATTAAACCAGGTGCTAAGTTTTGTAAATTTTGTAAATCTATACCTTGATTTTTTAAGAAATCTTGAAAGTCATTAAGAGGTTCAAAATCAGTAGGTATTTGTTTTCCTACCTCTTTAATTGTATCTTTAAACGCGCTCCCTCCTGCTTGAAGTACATTTAAAAGGGCTTCACGTATAGCGGGCCCTATTTTTAAGTAATCCCCTTCTTTAAAGGCATCTGCGGCTTCTTTTAAATTTTTTGATGATTCATCGATATTTTTGTCAAACTCGCTACCTGGCCCTAAACTATTAACAATAACCTCACTTGCTTTACTTGCCCCAATTTGGTTAACTCTCATGAGTTCTTGACCAAGTCCACTTGCCATTGAAAATGCGGGTGATTTCATGGCAGCTTCATTGGCCTTGTACATATCGGTCAACATGTCTAATTGTTGTTGAGCGATTGATAACATTTTTTCTTCCGCAGTTTTACCCTCTTCTCCTTGAGCTTCCATCAAAGCTTCCTTAAGTTGAGTGGGATTGTCTTTGTAAGCATCTAATAATTCAGTAACAGACTGCTCTACAAGTTGTCCACTAGCATCTTTTGTAGTTATTTTATACTCTCCTCCTTCTCCAAGTTCAGACAAATTTGCAACAAGTTCTTTTGTTTCGTCATCAAGACCATAACCTGCAAAAGAAATTTCAGACATTTTTTTGTCTAAATCTGCCGCCCCTAAAGCAAATTTTTCAAGTTGGTCCAACGGAATACCCATTGCCTCTTCTAAAGCTTTAAGGTCTTTTCTTGCCGATGGCATTATTCTAAAACTTTGTGATTGTTTGTCAAAGTAGGTATAAGTTTTTAACATTTTACCCAATTCTTCATTTAACTCAGGAACATTGTTTTGAGCCAAATCCATAAGTCTTAAAGGGTCAACTAATGATGAAGAAGTAACACCAAGTCTTTGTAAGGCAGCCGCGGTTTCAATAGCTGACTCAGGAGATAATACTTTATCGGCAAATTTAAATACATCGGCCATATTAGTTCTTAAAGCCGAAGATTTAGCCGCCATTTCAGCCAGTCCCTCAATACCATTTTCAAACCCTAATCTATTAAGTTGTTGTAAATTTTCAACAACCGCTTTTGACACTATTTTGCTACTAACACCTAACCTATTTGCGGTGTCAATAACTTTAATCATCTCATTATCAATTTGATATATAGATGTTCCAATGTCTTTAAATCCTTTTTGTAGTACCGGTAATTCTATTCCTGTTGCTCTAGTTGTGGCATAAAATTCTGTCATCCTTTCACTTGTCAACAACACATTACGACCCATTGAATCTAAAGTGTTAAGTTGAGTGTTTAAGGCGTCTGTTTCTGTACCTCCCAAACGAATAATGTCAATTGCCGCTTCCGAAAATTCTTGCTTAATCTCAGTGGCGAGATTAGCCCCCATTCCCATTTTATTGACCATTTTCTGAAACGATTGGTCCAAAATTACAGAAGCGGACTCAACGTTTCTCATAAGTTGGTCTAAACCACCAGTAGTAAAAGGATTTTGTTGTTGCAGAGCATTAATACCTTCTCTTGCAATTTTAAAATTGAAGAAATTTGTTTGTCCGGATTGATTAAACGAAGCCTTACTTAGTGATTGTGCAAACTGCACTCCTGCGTCTTCTACCGCATCATCTTTATCATTGAAATACATACTCATATAAATAAATAATCATTACATCAATTTTTAGGAGTATTATATTCAATAATTTTCTCTACCAAATATCTTCTTTGGAAGATTGGCATTTTTAAAAAATCTGAATAGGAAGTGTGTATAAATTTTCCTAAAAGATAATATTGATTTAAAAGACCTTCGATGTAATTAGAAGAAAGGACGAAAAAACTCAACCCCAAAGGTAATCTTCGCGTTTACCTTTTTTCCTGACGGGGCTGTAATTTCTCTATCTAAGTTTAGTCTTGGTTCGTTTTTCCTCAAGAAATTTGCAATATATTTTGAATCCATTATTGGCATAGTATTAATAAACTTCATAATTTCTTCTTTAGAAGGATTGTTGTTTACTTCAACCAATTGTTTTTGTAATCTCCATGTTACTTTGGGGGCGACTAATCCCTGTGGATAATCTTCAGCACTTCTTTCGATTTCCAAAACATCTCCGTAAGATAAGGGTCTTAATTTAACCTCAACTCCTGATTTTGGTAGTTGTGTTGTAAAGTATCCATTGTCGTCCGGTTCAACTTCTGGTTTTCTAAAATTAAGTTCGTCTAAATATACAGTCTTTTCAAAGGTATTACCTGTTTCAGGGTCAACTAACTTAAATGTGTAGTCGTGTCCAAAACTAGTGTTTCTTAAAAACAACAATACTGCTTCAACATCACCTTCTAATAATTCAGAAGGATTTAAATCAGGTTCATATAATTTTTCTCTGATTAATCTTAAAATTAAAGTTTCGGCTGGTATTTTACCAATATTAGCCAATAAATTTTCGTCATTAGCTGTCAGATATCCAACCTTAACACTTTTTTTCTTACTTTTATAATATTTTCCCTGACTAGGTAATAAAACCACATCATGTGGTAGTGAAAAATTTTCTTGACCCGCAATTTGTTCGTTCATATATTTGTTTTTTTACAAAAAAAATCCGCACAAAGTACGGATTTGTAAATAGTATAATAAAAAAATAAATTTTAGTAAACAAGTACGCAATAATCAGGACGTAATCCACAAGTAATATTAGCAAGTCCATCTTCACCGTATCCTAATGAACCAAAGTCAGCCTTTGTTAGGAATGCTCCAACCATAATCCATTTTTCCACAACAACACCAGTTGGGTCTAAAAGTTGTAAAGTTACGTCTTTTTTGTATCCCGCAGCGTAACCCATACGACCTGTAACAGATTCTGCGTGTAAACGAACCCATTCCATAAGAGCCTGAGCCGCTGAAGGTCCAATAGGGTCACGGAATGTAACACTAATTTCACCCCATTCATAAGTGGCGGCAACATATTTCTTAGTGTTTAAGAAAGGTATTTCAGTAGTTTTAATTGTGATTGCTGGTCTTGCAGTCGATTCTACATACCATTCATTAATTCCAAGTTCGCTTGGGAAACTAAGTATAAACCTATTTTTCTTTTTGGGTTCGTACGGTACGGGCATTTTCATCAGTAAATCAGCCATAATATTTTTTGTTTTTTAATTTTTTATTTCTTTCTGTTTTTATATAAATAGTTTTGTTTTAAAATTTTTCTATTTACTTTGAACTTTTTTTTATGAAACTTACAATAAGTCCAGTTTATAAATATTACCCATTATATTTTTTTCTTTCTCCTCCATGTGTAGATATAAATTGAATTATATTTTCTGGTCTATTTGATAATTTTTTATGTGTAAATTCTAGATTCTTTTTATCATCATCTGAAAAGAATATTTTTGGTACAAATCTGTTAGATATTTTATTTTTAAGAAATCCCTGTTTGTGTAGGTGTCCCGAAATATATTTAACATAATTTTCAAACTCCTTTAAAGCCTCTAACTTTCCCTTTTCGGGACTATTCGCACTTCCTGAGCCAAATGTTACCGGATAATATCTATTCATATCCATATAAGTTTCGATAAGTTGTTCGTCTGACATATCTTCTTCACCTGCAATATCTCTAAACTTTCTGAGGTTCCTAACTAAATCTCTTTTTGAGATACCTTTAAAATCAAGTTCAATCATGTTTTCGATAGATTGTCTAATAACAAGTGGGGAATGTCCTCTTGCGGTTACTATTGAGAAAATAGACCCGTTATTTATGGCGTCCTTAAACGTGTCCCACTCAGGACCAGGTTTACCCAAAAGAGAGTCAATAATAAATCTCTTATCTCCTTTAGTAGAAAAGTGTCTGTACGGGTCTGGAGCATATCCAGTAATAGTCTTACCTTTATAATCAAATTCTTCTTTACCTACTTGATGTCTGTGTTCGGCAAAATCCTCGGTAGACATTCCAATTTCCTCACCATTACTATCTAACAGTATAATTTGTGTTGGCATAGTCATTATATTATCGTCCCAATCAAATGCATAATACTGAATATCGGGAGTCATTTCCTCTTTAAATTCTTCAACTAAGATAACTTTCATACTTTATAAATATACTAAAAATAAAAAACCCCCGTTTCCGAGGGTTTTTAAATTTATGATAGTTTCTATTAAATATTTTCGAAACTTGCACCTTGTGGAGTAATTACAAACTCGATGTCGATGAATTCAAGAGCCTTAGTTGGTTTCAAGAATACTCTACCTGACATTTGGTTTGAATCAAGTTCTTCAGGTGAACTGTTAACTGTTACACGGAAGTCGTAGATACCTCTGTCTCTTCTGATTGCGTCTAAGATTGGGTTTACCGAATCCAAGAACTGTTGTCTTACAACCGCATCATTTTGTTCAAATAACAATCTGATAGCAACTGCAGAGATAAGTTTACGAGCTTGTAACAACAATCTCCTAACGTTAACCCTATCCAAAGGACTCTCCTTAATCTGTAGAGTTTTATTACCCCAAATTACAGTACCAACGTCATTGAAAGTTGCAATTGGGTTAATTCTACCTTGATAAAGAGTATCTCTATCTAACTGAGTGAGTCTACGTCTTGCTCTTACAGAATTAACAAGACCTCTTGTGTAACCCGCAGTTGCAAACCATGGGAAAGAGATATTATCTGTAAGTGCCAAGTTACGACAAACTTCAGCAGTTGGTGGGATATAGATTTGTGTGTTGGTTACACTATCTCTAGTTAGAACCCATGGATAGTACGTTGCAGTGTAGTTAGAATCAATATCCTGACCAGATAAATCATCAACCGCATCTTGGGGGTAAATGAAGTTATCCATAGAAGTTGATGGTTGATACAAATCAAAGTCTGGAGTTGTCATAATGTAGATAGAATCCGCTCTGTCAATCTCAACCATATCAATTGCTGCTCTAACAAGTTGGTAGTTGTTTGTTGCATCAATACCAGGAGTTGCTAAAACGTTAATGTTAATAATTGCCGGGTTATTAAATGTGTTAATACCTAACTTATATGCGTAGAAGTCTGTGTTTGCCCAGTTTGCGGTATCATCCTCAATTGTAATTTGTTTAAATGCTCCCCATCCTGTAGCATTTGTGTAAGGTTGGCAATCTTCTAATGCCCCATAAAGGAAACCAGACCTACCTAAGATATAGTCATCACTATAAGTTCTGAATTCACGGTAAATATCCCATCCATCAAAACCACCATAAGCCAATAAAGTAAACTTACGAGAATAAGTTCTATAATAAGCATTATTTGAGTCAGTCGGGTCTGATGTAAATGAAGTAATACCACATTCAAACATAGGTGTACCAGAGTTTGAGTAAGCTGAAGGAATTGTTACAGTTGTTGCTCCGCTATCCATGTGGAAACCTTTAGTTAGATAACTCCAATTTTCATAAGTTGTTTCAGTACAAGTCCATCCAGTTGGAGTTTGTTTACCTTTATACTCAAAGAAGTTAGGGTCCCAACCAATAGTTGACCCAAACCCTAAGTAAGCTCTACGAATATTTTCACCTGAACTGATTGTTGAATTGTCAGCCCCAGAGCTTCTTCCAAATGGAGGATTATACAATTCTTCACCAGGGTAATCATACTTTGTTTTGTAGATTGGGAATGGAGATTTAGAACTACCATATGTTCTAATTAAGTAACCCTCGAATCCGCAAGGTAATGCGTCAACAGGAGCATCAGGATTTAATTCAAGCATTATGTACTTAGAATTAATTTGATACTCACCATCCGAAGTACCTACTTTAGTACCTACGAAATTATTTTGAGAGGGGTCCATCGAACAATTTGTATATTTCTCAATCACAACAG